TACGACGCAACATCTGTTACGTAATAAGGCAAACCTGATGTTGGTTCTGTTGCAGGTAGCACTACCTTTTCAGCTAGCTCTTCACGTGCACTTTGAATATAAAGTATTGCATCCATTAATTCTTCTTGTACATCATTTAGATACGCTGCAAGATCTTTAACTCCAGTCTTACGTTCATTATCTAATGTTTGACCGTATTTTTCATAACCAACATCTGATCTTGATACGAATTTATCTACAACCCTTTCAACTACAGGATCTCTAAATTTAATTGTTTTTTCTTTCATTTGTTTTAGTCCATATATATATTAATAAAAAACCTATAAATTGTACTGCTATTATAGCAATCATAGTTTGTTCAAACGGATTAATCTTTAACAAAAGTTCCATTTTTCATTCCGCCTTTACGATCTTTAATTTCATTATAAGCTGAATCAATACAATGTTCAATTGTTGTTCCGCCTAAATGAGCTAGATTAGTTAGTACAACTACCATATCACCAATGGCATCTACAAATTCATCTTGATCATTTTTAAGTATAGCTCTACCAAGCTCTCCTGCTTCTTCCATTAATTTACAGTATTGAGTTTTAGTATCACCACCAGTATATAATCCTCTAGTTCCAGCCCAGTCTCTTATAAGCTGGAATCTATCTTTATCTACCCAAGCTTTGCCGTTTTGTTTAACAACTCTATCATTAATAGCATTGTAAAACAATTGTGCCTCTGATTTAGCTTCCTTTAAAAACTTTTCATAAAAAGCTTTATTATATATATAAGATCTCTTTTTATTAAACATGGATGTTGAAGCATTTTCCATTATCCATTGTATAGTCTCTTTAGTTAATTCAAATGTGCCATGCATGGTTTCCCACGTTTTACCCATTTCGTCCATAAGTCTTCCTTTTAATTTATTTAATGGAACTGGAAACGTACTGGTTTGTTCGGTTGCGTTTATCTTCATTTTAAATAATTTGTTATATGGTTTTAAATCTACTTTATAGCCATAAGACTTTTGAAGTTCTAACTCGCGGCTCGATATATAATCGATGTCTGTGCTTTGATCTAGAACTTCATACTCGTCTGGGCTATAGCCTTGTTGTTGTGTAACCCTGCTATTAAGATCACGCGTAACGCCGATCTTTTTACCCGGGATGTGGTATAAATAATATGTTATTTCTTTATCCATACTCCTCCCATTTGCTTTGTAGCAGAGAACTAGATCGTTGCGGTAAAAACTTACCTAAATCTTTTTCGTATAAATGTAAGTTATGTGCAAAGTGATAGTATGAACCTAATTCATAATCTGTCTCCTGTGCAACTAAAATTTGTAATTGTGCAAAACAATACTGATCGTTACAGAAACCGTACCAGAGATCATTAGATCTCATCGTAACACACATGTTCAGTTTATCATTTACAACTGTAAACTGGATTGCGTACGTACATGGAGTATCATTATCGTATTTGTATATTTCTTTACCATCATATATTGAAATTGCAGCTTGTCTAGTGTCTGGATTACGTCTTAACATAGATATAACTTTATCTAATTGTTGAAATCTATCCCATTGATAACCATAGTTAGAGTTTACGTTGTTATGTCTATCTGCCATACGTTTCCAGATAGCAGGTATTTTACCGTATAGTTCACCTAGTTTTTCAATGTTATTATCACCTGACAAATACCATTGCCATTCAGCTGCAGCATAATCAGGATTCCATTTACGCCAAGGTTGTTTAATCATCATTTCATCAGGTTCATCAAGTTGAAAACCTATATTAAACAAAGCTTTAGTTCCAGCAAAGTCTGTACCATAATGTTCTATACATTGATACCAATACTGAAAAGCTTCATCAGCGTTTCTGAAATTATTGCTAAATGTTTTTATCATAATAAAATCTATATAATTCAAATATTTTACTATATAAGTCATCAGGTCCATATGTTTTAGGACTTATGACTTTCTTGCCTTTAGCTTCAACTTGTATAGTCCACAGTTTATTGTGGTTACCTTTACCTTCAGCTAAGGCAGATATGTATATGCCATGATTAATACACCAACTGTAAGCTCTTAAATCTTCTTTAGTCCATTCAGGAGGTTTACATTCAGTATATTTGGCTTTTATTCCCATGGCATTGCTTCTTCTAATTCAGGTTGTACGTGAGGTACAAAGCATCCTGATCGTGGTTCCCACGTAAAGAAGGCTTCTGCTCCGTTTTCACCAAGGTTTTGGAACTTGCATTTAAGTATTTTAACTTTTGTCGTTTTAGCTTCATAGTCTCTATGTACGAGCAGACCATGATATGACGCGTCATACCATTCTCCACCACCTTTAATGTTGTACATTGTCGGCTCTTCAATTTTACCTTCATTGTTTTTATACATTTTAGTGGGATGGGCTACAATAAATACTAGCACATCATATTTCTTAGCAAAAGTTTCGATCTTAGTTAAATACTCCATTGTATATCTATTAACATCTTCTGTTGTACAGTCAACGTCTCTAACTTTATTAAATGGATCTATAACTAAACATTTGATACCTTTACGTTTTACAAGCTCTGCACCTTTACGTAATACAGATTCAAGTGTATAACGCTCCATATCAATAAAAAAGAAATTGTCGTTAACATGATTAGCTACTTCATTCCATTTAGCTCCGCCAATATGCCCTTTATTAGGCATATCACCCCATACCTTACGCATAAGCTTGTGAGCATGTAAGTATGTAGGAGCATTTTCTGGACTAGCAAAAGCTGTTTTCCAACCATACTCTTTATTATAACCTACGCACATTTGATCTACAAAATCTGATTTACCTGAGCTAGGTATTCCAGTTACTGTAATAAACTGTTTAGTATAAGTACTAAATATTTCATCAAAATTATTAAGACCAATAGTATAACCACGTTTAAAACCATTTCTAACAAAGTCTGTGATCTCGTCTTCAATGTCTCTAAATGTAGTTACATTTTCAAGAGGTACAGGTTTTGAGTTCTTAACACGTGACAATAGCTCTTTAGCTGAATACTTTAATAAGTATTCGTTAGCGTCTTTGCAATCATCAAATGTAACTAGATAACAAGTTTCAGCGCCTAGTCTACGTATAAGCTCAGCTTGTAATGCTAAACCAGGTGGATCGTTATCTACTGCAATTATTATTTTCTTTTTATCTTCAAAATAATCTATACAGTTATCTAAATAATCTAAATTATTACTGTTTAATGTAGCGCCGTTAGGTACTGATATAGCGTTTGTAATACCAGCTTCATGCAAAGCTAATACATCCATCTCGCCTTCAACTATAACACACTCATCGTGACCTACTATGCTATCAATATTGTAAAATACTTTTTCAGCTCCTTTGTAGAGCTTGAAGTTTTTTCTACCATCTCTATATTTAACATTTGTGATATTTCCACCTACAAAATAATTAAACTGAATAGTATTCTCGGTTTTACCGGTCTGTGGCATATACTCTTTACCTTCACCTACACCAACCTCATCTAAGGTTTGTTTAGATATACCTCTTGTTTTAAACCATTCTACAGCTTTTGATTTAACTGGTGTTCGGTTTAATTCAGGTATAACATATTCACGTTCAGCTTTGCCTTTACGTTTATATGTATGCATTTGAAAAGTTTTGTCACAGTTATGGCAAGTACCAAGACCACGTTCCCAATCATAGCTAGCACATTTTGCTTTTCTATTCTCAGGTTTCCTAGAAGAAGAACACAGGGGACAAGTCCCCTGCGATTTACCTACGTCTAAGCCGTGCTGATTAAAGTTTTCAATTTGAAAACCATTTATTTCTATTTCTTCGACTTGCATTTATTTTATTTAATTAAAATGGTAGATCTTCTTCTACTTTGGGTTGTGGTTTTGCTTGTGGTGCTCCGCCTTCAAATGGTATTCTGTCTGGAAAAGTTCCGTTCGTCCAAACCACTTTAACATTACCTAAGTATGTTTTAGGGTTTTTAGCTTCTCTTTCTTCTTTAGATTGCTCTATACAAACTGGTCCTTGATTTCCAAACTGATCTGGTTCATCATTCACCGTAATTGTAATGGGCAAGTATTTACCTTTTTTACCTTCTATTATCTTACTCTTATCAATGTTATTTAAATTGATACTAGCCTTTATTATTCCTGCCATAATTATAATGTTTGATTTATAAAATATTGCTGAGGATCAAAACCCTCTGTGTTATAAAATAGATCATAAGCTTCTGATGCTTTTTCAACTTTCTCTTCTCCTGAATTATAAAATTTATCAGAACAATCGAACAAACCTATTTGACCTGATTTTTTATCTATAGCTATAAATACAAATTCATAGCCAAATAGTTTTCTATAAATGTAAGCTTGAGAATCATAATTATATTTCTTAGCATTCCATTTAAAGTTGTCAAGATCAGAAGTAGTTTTAAGATCTATTATTAATTTTTCGTTGTGGTTAACAACGTCTGCTTTACCTTTCCACATTTGGCCAAACAGCTCAGTTATTGCAGGTACCTCATATTCGCCTTTTTCTTCAGCTATCAAGTCTCTGCAAACTTTATTGTTTAACATTGTAGAAATGAGATTATCAATTAAGTCAACCTCATGTTGTAACAAGCACATTTCACCACCTGACATTTCTTTGTATACTTTCGTATTTCTAGAACTTGAATCTATAATTTTATATTTTTTTATTTTATCAGGCTCAAGTATCGCAGTGTGAAAATAGCCTCCTACTAAGAAGTGGGCATTTGTCTTACTTGGTTCCTTAAATGCTAATGGGTTTGTAAGTAATGTTTTAATATCTGAATTACTTAAATACTGTTTGCCAAAGTCGCCGTAATAATGCTCATCTATTCTAAGCTTTTCTATTATTTCTTCACGTTTCATAGTGTGGTTAATAATTCAGCTTGCTTAGGTGTTACTTCGTATTTAGCTTTAATAGCGTTTAGACTACCGCCTTTTGCGATGTACTCCTTAGCTTTAGCTAACGATTCGTTTGTCATCTTTTGCTTGGCAGATGATTTACCATGTGTGTTAGTTGCATCTGAATCTTGAGTGTCATCAATCAAGAACAGATTACCAAGTGCATACTTTTTACCGTATGAACTTGCAGCACCATATTTCTGTGGCATTTGCATACCCTTTTGTTCAAGATCAACGCCTACTACAGCTTTGGATTCTATACTATCTTTACCGTCAGACACTTTTGCAGTAACCTGCATAACTGGCGGGTCAAAAGATACTAGTTCCTCGTGTACTGTAACTGTTACATTAAGCTCCTTTAAAAAGGGTTTTGTTGCTTCGAGAATATCTTCGGCAGACCTGAAGTAGTACTTACCGAATGAGTTAAATCTACTTTTCTTTGATTTAAACTCTACTTGGATTTTTGATAATTTTTCGTTAATTGTCATACTATTATAATTACATATTTATTATACAATTTACAATGGTAACTCACAGATAATCAAGTACTTGTGAGTGATCCACGTTGGCTATTAATTTCTCTACAGCTTGTTTTTTTAACTCTGAAACTCGTACATAAGCTGACACACCTTTTATCTCTAAAGCTGTTGCTATTTCATTAGCAGACCACTTAGGTCCGTCTAATCCATAACTTTTGCTCAGTACAAATGTTTCGTTCCATTCAAGATGTTTGTTTAATAAACTCATTAAATAAGCATTTAATAAAGTTTCATTATAAGGATCTGATTTATCAGGTATTTGATAAACCATATCTTCATCATCTTGTTTCGCGTCATAAGATAAAAATATAGAATTAAAAAACATTCTAACCATTTTCTCATCTTTAGTACTACGCATTTCATTAAGCCTATGTTCAGGTATACGCATTGTACCTCTGTTAGTGTCAATAGCTCTACGTATTCCACCACGTATTCTTTTTGCTAAAAAAGACTTTAATGTTTTTTCTATATCTTCAGATACAAATAATTTTTCTCTATCTATTTTATCTACAGCTTTACATAGTTGCAAACTACCTTCTTGTATTATATCCATAATTGACATAACACCTGAAGCTTCTTGACTAGTAGCAAACTTTCTACCTATATTCTCAACTAATGGTAAAAATATAACTTTAAGTTCGCTAGGTGTATAATCTATAAAGTTTTTAATTGGTATAGCTGCAATAGCTAGCTTAACATCTTCTTTATATCTAATATAGTTTTTTACATTATATTTTTTCATTTTCTATATTTAAAAGATCTTTTTCTTTTCTTAGCTCATCGCTCATATTTCTATGTATTGTTCTACTTGAACATTTAAAGTATTTAGCTAGTTTATTAATAGTAATATTTTCACCAATATCGTTTAAATTTAACATATATTGATATATAGCTTCTTCATCAACTATACTTTTTCTACCTATTAATTGTCCTACAATACTAAGTTTTTGTTTTTTATCTAATCCTGTTCCATCTTTAAATACTACTTTACGTAGTTTGTTTTTAGGTGGTTGTTCAAGATCTTGCATAAAAACATCTTGTATTACTTTATTTAATAAATCAGGTGTTACGTTAAATGTTACAAAACCATTTGGTTTATAACAAATAACCTCAGATAGTTGCTTAAATTTATCTAAATCCATGTCAGGATTTAACCACCATAAAGTCAACAAATGCCATTTTAAAGATCTTAAAGTATTGATCTTAGCGTCACTATTAAATAGACTATAATACCCGTGAGTACCATCAGCATAGTACCAACCCCACTCATACTCTTGAGTTGGTTGATCATCTGAATACTTCCTGTACACGATGCGGTTATCATTTAAGTATTTCATAGCTCTATATGACATTAGCCTATTACTATTTATTATTAGACCTTGTGTCACATAATGTTTGATAAAACATTTGTTCTTCTGCGTCTAAATTATATTTGTATATAATCTCTTCTAATGTAGCATGTCCATGGTAATCCATGTAATCTCTTTTACTTGCTCCCATTTTTTAATTTAATTAGATAGTTGTTATATTTAAGATATAAATCTCTTGTTATAGTACCTATTGTACCATATTTTGTAGCATCTCGGCATATTTTAGCACGTAATTCAACTACTCTTGATTCTACATAGTTGTAATGCTTTTTATACCTAAGATACTTTATTAATTCATCTCGGTATCGTCTCATATATCTTTTCATTTTTACCTGCAACAACATGCTTTTCGCCTATATAATAGTTCCAATAAGCTTTTATGCTGCATTCATCTTTATATTTGTCAGGCATAGCTTGAGGTGGTTGTGTAAAGCCTGTGTAAGCTAAACCACCTGGTAGTCTATACAATGGTAGCGCGCACTTGTTAATTGACATATGTGTTTTACCATATCTTTTAGTATATTCTTTACCTAATGCCATCATATGGTCATATAACCACGTGTAATTTTCAGCTGATCTACGACACCATATAGTTGATGGGTGATTCACATGTGCGCGTTTGTAAGGTACATCTGCGTCTTCTCCCATGATCTCATGATGCGCCGTACACAGCATCTGGGCTGATTCTAAGATCATCTTAACAACATGTTTGTTGTATTGATACTGTGCAGCTTTAACTGGGTCTCTGTGTAAATAAAATATATTCATACCCACGAAACCTCATACCGTTTCCAGCATGAGGTGTACCAAGGTGCGCGCGCAATCTCTGATTTTACTCGTAGTATTTTTCTAATAATAATAATGCAACTTCTTCACTGATCATATTATCATTATATAATTTCCATATTAACTTTCTCATATATATTATTTAAGTCTTTTTCATTTACATTGACAAAATCATTGTAATAATTCTGATAAGTGTTTATTATATTTAATATATCTTTTTTATTCATAATTTCTTATACATTTATAAAGCGGGTGTCTATAACTACCTGCTTGAGTTCGTTGAAAATAAGTAAAGGTAGCACGCTGACCTATATAGTCATGAATGTTATCGAGCATTGCTGCTAGATCCTTGTAGTCGTATCCCTTACCCGGTGGGCAGCCGAACTCAACGCCTTCGTCATCTAGCATAATAAACTTACCAATCGTGCCTTGCCTCTTACCTTTACCTGCTTCATAGCCTACAATTGTGGCTTCTGAATCTTCAAAGTCTTTGAACTTCATTAAGTCCCATGACCTAGTATTTTTGTATTTACCATCTGTAGATCTGTATATACTACCTTCGTAACCTAGTTTTAAGTATTTATTGTGTTGTTTAACAGCTTCGTCATAGTCTAATACAATTTTAGTTTCTACAGGTAATATAATATGGTTGTATTTAACCATACTTGTAAGCATAGATAATCTGTTAGTATAAGTTGCGTGAGCAAAATTAGCTACGTCATATACGTGATATTGTATAAGCTCTGCTGCTTCTTGTCTGTGTTCTTCAGTTGGTTTAGTTTTTCTGACTAATGAAATAATCTTTTCAAAATCATGTTTTAGTCCATGGTTGTATAGTTCGCCATCTAATATTAGACTAGGGTTTTCTAAGAACACGTTTTTTAATGCTTTTTTAATGTGATCTACATTTTTAAATTCTTTACCTGTTCTGCTGTATGCTCCATCTTTTGTAAATACACATCTTACACCGTCTAGTTTTGGTTGTATGTATGCAGGATAATCAGCTTTATCAGGATCATATTTATGCGCTAGCATAGGTTTAATCATCGTCATAATCTCCTTTTCTTAATTTAGATTTTACTGCGTTTAATTTACTGAGTACAATTGCAGCTTTTTCATACTCTTCGTTGTTTTCATATATCATAAGAATAGTTTGTAATCTAGCTAATTCACCGATTAGCATTTCTTCTTCAGACATTACAAACGCCTCTTTATGTCCTTCTTTACCGTACATATCTACAATGGAATTGTGAAATTCATCGTCCCATTGTTGTTGTTTTAATTCTAGCTTAGCTATAATAAGATCAGCTAGTTCGTTCATTGTTTTTTTATCCATATTTATATTATCTATTAGTAATCGTATTTAGTTTGTGAAACGTTTGAGGTTTAAGCGACCAACTACAGTTTACTTTAATTTTTTCTACATCTAAATGTTTAGTGGCAGTTACCGAGTTAGTAAGTATTATACAATTAGAAATTTTAATTATTTCTTTTACTAATTCAGGTTTCCAACATATTGAATTCATGAATATAAAATCAGCATTTTCCACTAATTTATAGTTATCTTGTATGTCTGCTGCTAAAAATTTTATTCGTGATTTAGTTTGTCTATTAGTCCAAAGTATTTTCTTTGCAATTTTTATTTTATCATTGTCTATTTCAATACCTGTACAATTCATTTCTGTGTGTTCTGCTATATATTGTATTAATTTACCATATCCACATCCTATATCTATAAAATTACCTGTTTTTATTTTTTCTGGAATAACATTTAAAACATCTTTATAACCTAAAGTGTTTACTTCACCATAAGTTGATATATTAACAATTTTATTCATTTTACTATTTTACTATCTAGTTTGTAATATTTTTGGTCTTCTTTTTCCCAACTACACATAACTGGAGCAGGTTCACCTGGGTATGTCCACCATTTTCCATTTTTAAGTTTAACCGCTTTAATGTGATTGTGAATAATTATTCCTTTTGATTTTTGAAAAATAGATGAAACAAGTTGTGGATCCCAAGTTACGCAGTTCATAAATATAAAATCAGCTTCAGCTACTAGTTTCCAGTTGTCTTGTATATCTCCATAAATAAATTTTATTCTTTCAGCTTGGTTTGTCCACAAGATCGTATTTGCAATGCTAATTTTTTCTTGATCTATATCTATTCCTGCGCAATACATATTAGTATTTTCTGCCATATATGTAACTAATTTACCGTAACCACAGCCAATATCTAAAAATTTGCCATTTTCTTTTGGAATATGAGGATGTAAATAACTTAAAACTTGAACATTGCCTATTGTTGTAACCTCACCATATGTTGAATTATTTTTTACTTTATTTTGCATTTTGTTTGTAATCAATAATAAAACCAATCAAAACTATTAAGTTCATACCTAGTGAACTCGCTAGTTCGTATACATCTTTATATATATTCACAGATAAATGCACGTGTCCTACAATCCAAAAAGGAATTGATAAATTTTGACTAATCCATATAAGTGTAAATTTTATAAATCTTTTCATACCACGAAAAGCCCATACCGTCACCTGTGGGCTTACACCGAAGGGAAAGTATGGGCACTCAAAGGATGCCTGGTCGCCTTATATATTTCGTGAGCACGCTTGTTTGTTTTTAGGTCAAGTTACGGTATCACACTCATACCCGTGCTACCACGAATAGCCCGTACCGTCACCTGCTTCATATAGCTATACAGCCATGACTGAGGTATCTTAAGTACGAGCTTGCCAAGTGAGTAAGAAGAGATACTGACACTACCATCTATGTCTGGTTCGGTTACTGTCTCGACACACCTCACGCGCTTATTCGCGGAAACTAAACTACTACTAATCTAACAACACGTAGTATGCTTCAGGGTTATTCACCCTAAACCAGTTTAATGCTTTTTGAAATTCATTAATTCGTTTATTTGTCATAGTACTTGGTGCTGAATCAAATACCATTTGACAACCTATTATAAAGTCATACAATGATAGTTCTACACCTGTTAGTTCGTATGATTCACCTGAGAAAGGATTTGTTACTGTTTCACCTTCTTTGTATATCATACCTTTAAACCATTTAGGTAATTTTTGTTCAGTCTTCAACTTCTTCTGTGATGCCATATTCTTCTTTTAAGTAGTTAATTTCTTCTAGTGTTATATCTAAGTCTTCATCTTCAATTATATCTTCTACATAATCTACAAACATCTCTACTAGCATGTCTTCCATGTAGCAATCGTTGTATAAATCTATATCAATGTAAAAAGTTTCAACACCATATCTAATCTCTTCTCTTACTGCATCAGCAAGATCGTGATCATATTGGTAACAATCTTCACATATAATTGGATGATCTTTTTGCTGAGTTACAACAAATAAGTCATAACCGTCTGCAGTAGATTCACTGTATACTCTACAATCCACATTAGACCAATCATCTAAGCTAGTAGATATAGATAAACCAAGATGGTTTTTAACTAGCTCAACTAGTCTTTCTTGACGTATTTCGCCTTCTCTATGATACTTTGCCATTGTTTACTGCTTTAATTGTGTATAAAAATAATCTTTTAAGTCTAGCTTTTCTTGACCAGATAAGAGCTCTATTATTTCTTTTAAATGTTTGCTCATTACCATGTGTGTCGTAAAACTTATAGTCTGTAAGGTATTGCGGGTTTAGTTGATAACAACTAGCAACTCTACCTGTACCGCTTAGCATAGTTCTTCTGATGTAACCTGTTTTATGCTCAGTGATCATGTTTTTACCATCAGGCATCCTAAATGCAGTAGTACCGTTTTTCTTTTGTGTTTTACTTGTAACGTCTTTGCAACCTAGTGCAACTAACGCGTCTTCATATTGTTTTTCTGTCATTAGATTTTATTTTATTGTTAGCCAATCGCCATACAGTAAGTCAGATTGAGTAAGATCATAATGCCATACGTCACCGAATGTACATATAGTTCTTATGTCGTCAATTTTTAAATCACTGTAATGACTTGTTTTTTGTAATTTATCAGAGATATACCCTACTGCTGTGCTATATTCTTCATAGCTTGCTTCGAGTTTAGCTTTGATTTCTGGTTTAAGTTTGTCGTATAATGTCATATTAATATTATCTTATAGTGTTCGTATTTAGTTTGTGATTAGTGTCCTAAGTTTTTTAATACAGCAGTTAATATATCACCATGATGATTGTGATACCATTCAAACCAAGCGTCTTCAAACTCGTCCATACCTGCTTCAGTGAAATAATTATTTTCTCTGAACATATAGTTTTCGTTCATCTTGTCAGCTACTGCTTGAAATATCACATCATAAAAGTCATCTTGTAACTGCTTGATTATCTGCTCTTTAGCTGCATCTATTAGATCAATGTCGCCTGCTATATCTTTATAACCACCACCGTGTTCATTTGTATCCCAAGTTTTTTTAGCACCTGGATTAGTATAGACAGCGTCTTTAGTTTGCCTAAGTTCATTTATAGTTCTTTTCTTCTCCATTGTTTTTGTGTTTAGTTTTACGTGTATACTTTTTCTTGTTTCTATGTACAGATGGCCTCATAGCGTCGTATATTTCTTTCATAGTTACTTTGATTTTTTTCATCTTAACATAGTTCCATAACCTTTACGGCGTGTTAGTTTGGCGATGCGCTCTGCATCTGCTCGAGACAATACTTGTATACTATTGCCTGTTTTGTGGTTAATAACTGGTGCACAACCATACTTTTCTACTGTAGAACATGCTACACAATTGTTGTAACCATACTTAATTCTTACTGGGTGGATTTCATTTCCACATTTACATTTATTCATAGTATTTAATTTTTATATAGTAGCTGTTTCCAACCAACCCCAATCCACTACTATATTTTAGAGCGAGAGAGAGGAGTCGAACCTCTCATGTCTAGAACAGTCTGATGGCGTTTCTACAACTGCTCCATCACCTGACCTCGCTGTCCAAGTTGAGCCGTCACTCAACCCCACTGTTTTTCTTCTTCACCGCTACGACACGGTGGGTTGAAGTCGTGGTTTAATTTAGTACAAAAGTTAAACCTTTGTAGTTGAACCATGAGTTACACTCATCTGGTATGTTACTTATTGTGTAACCTTTAATTAGTTTTCCGTCTAATCTTATTTTAGACCTATCGCTTGGGTAAAATTTTATTGTTTTCATGTTATTATTATCTATTAGTGATCGTATTTAGTTTGTAATTTATTATATTCCTAAACATTCTTCAATGTGATCTTTCACCCATTGTTGTTCGTTTTCACCTAGTTGGTCATAGTCCATGCCAAACTCATCGTTTGCTACTAAATCTCTCATGCTCATTACTTTGTGTTATTTACTAATTCTCTTACTTTTTCACCAAATTCTTGATCGTTAGGATATTGCTCTTTTAAAGTTTTAACTTGTAACCATCTTAGTTTTGGTATTGCAGTTTCTTCTTGATGAGTTAAATACTCTTGTATTGTTCTAAAATCACTCATAGTTCTTCAAATTTTATACCTGAACCAGTGTCAAACCAAGTGTGATCAGGATCTATTAGTAATTCACCTGCAAATATTTTCTTAGCTTGTTCAAAAGCGTAAGTATATTTCTGTGTTTCTGTACCACATTGCTGTGTAGCACCATAATATCCGGCTAGAATATCTTGTGTTATAGCCTGTATTTTCTGTATATCAGTCATTGTCATTGTTAAAGTCTTGGTGTTTTATATCTTCAAGTTCATCTTTTAATTCAAATATTAGTTCTTCTAAGAACCATATCTTTTCATCTTTGTCGTCAAAGTGATTTCTAATGTTATCATACACTTCGTCCATTATTCTTTCTACGTATTTACTCATATTCGTTATTTATGATTTCTTGTATATATTCTTTCTCTTCTACTATTTGTTCAGCTAGATCTAGTATATCTTTTAAACCATCTAACTCGTAGTTATTTAAGTCATGTATATCACCTTGTCTTATAACTTGTGCACAGTCTGCTAGATCTCTTGCAGTGTTCTCAAACCTGCAGTAACTCATATTTCCCATATTATTTATAGTTATTATCCATAGCGCAATGTATTACATTTTGCTCTAAAAATTCTGTTAAATCTTCTATAAACTCATTTGATTTATAGTGTCCTGTATTACCGTTTACATAGTCATTTACTATGTATACTATTTCTTGTAATGCTTCTTTATCGCTCATTTTGTTAATTGTTTTAGTATTTTAGTTATTAGTTTATCAGCATATTCTACATACTCATCATTAGTTTCTTCAAACCACAAGTACTCAAACATATAATAATCTAGTTCGTTATACATAGTGTTGACCATTCTGTCACATACTTTGTCTATTATTTCTTCTTCAGTCATATTAGATCTAGTTTTTTAATTAGTTCTTGTGACTTGTACTTTAACATGTATTTACCATGATTAGTTAACAACATTCTATGTAACACGTTAGTTATACCATGTGTACCTTGAACATGAAATGATGGAGAATCTTGTGCTGCATCTTTTTGCATGTCATAGAACATAGATCCACCATACTTATCTGATATTTTTTCTACATCAGCAGCAAACTTGTCTACTATTTCTCTTAGTTCTGCGTTAATCTTAACTTGAAGCGCTTGTTCTATCGCGTTAGTATCTTTCACTTTTTATTAGTTTTTAATTCGTTAATCTCACTTTTCAACTGGTGGATTTCAGTTTGGCACTTTCTCATCTGTTCTTTATTACCCGTGCCTTGATAAAACTCATTCCATGAGTACAGATTTTGTAGTTGTTTAATCTTCTTGCTTATCATACTTAGTATTTTTTACTAGTCCATAATGTGTAACTTCTAATAGTTGAAAGTAATTTTGAGCTACATCTTCTCTTAATAAACCATTTTCTACATCTTTTTCTAACCACATCATCATTACTTCGATATTGCGGACACTGTTTTTATAGCTTGGTTTGTGATACATTTGACTAACTGTACAACTGCTACAGATTAGTGCGGTCATTACATATAACTTCTTCATTAGAACAACCATTCAAACCAGAAAACAAACATATTTTTAAGTGCTATTACCATAGTTGGTATCCATATAGCTAAGAATATAGTACTCATAATTGTAGCATATATCTTTAGCATTTTTTCTTCTACTGCTTTGTAGCAGAATTTAATTATTGCTTTTTTAACCATTTTTATATTTTTTTACTTTGGTTATTAACTCGTGTATTTCTTCGTTTGGAAAGGTAGAATACACCTCGTCTACCTTGTTACTTACATAATCGTAAGTGAATTCGTTGTCTTCTACACCGTAGTGAGAAGTAATTAGATCACGCTTATCCCAACCATAAGGACTATGGTAACACTTAAATACTTGCAGTTTCATACCGCCTGCTTTGAAGATTATTGCGTCTAAGTGTTTTGTGGTTATATATGTTTCTATGTGATCGTTCATATTATTATTATTATCTTTACTTGTTCGTATTTATATTGTGACGTAGTCAATTATTACTGTTATAAAAAATAGTATTATAATTACTGCTAAAACTTTGTTAGCACTTTCTTCGTCTTTCTTGTTATTATATTTATTCATAGATTTATTATTTTTATTGGTAAATTGTAGCAACCTTCATAGTAGACAACTACTGTTTCAAATTCACTGATGTCGTTTTCAAACTCGTTTTCTATAAAGTCTAATAGTTCTTGAGTTAGTTCTGATGACTCGTGTGGTAACCAAGTAGAATCTACTAGTTCACCAAAGTTGTCTACTTTTCTTTTAGGTATAAATTCTAGTTCGTACATAGTTATAGTATTTGGTATAAAACGTGATACAATTCGTCTTGTTTAGTTTTAGGTAAATCTACATATTTAGTTTCACCTGTGTAACCACCAAGATGATTAATTACTTGCTGAGTCATTTCAGCTTGATGTACTGTTTTAGCCATTTCGTCAAAAGCTTTTGACCATGACCAATTACTTGGATTATTTGGGTTATAAGGCATAAGCGTTAGTTTTAAAAGTTAATAAATTAGTTTGGTGGCGCCAAGTGTTCGTATTATTTATACATGCTAAAGTATGGCGATCAACTACATGTTTTATTATATTATCTACGAGTGAACGTATTTAGTTTGTGTAATCACTAATGAAATCATAAAGAATAAATAGTGATATTATTACAGGTGGTATTGTGAAAAATATTAGCATATTAAAGGTGTTAATTAGTTTATATATTATTTTTTGTTGTAGGTGGTAACACATGAGTTCTCATTATCTTACATAGATATTGAATATATTATTATTCAAGTGTTGTATGACAATAGCCTATTAGTTATATAGAGTAACAGGCTACTGTCACATGTTACTACTCACTAATTGTAGCTAATTCTCTACAGAATTTTGGTACAACATTTGAGTTAGTATAACTTTTATACTCTTGAAAGCAATTCATACTTTCAAACTTTTCTTGAAATAGTGAGTATATTTCGTCATGATCATAAGTATAAGTAATACCTTTTTTGTTAGTGAATGTAATGATAGCGTTTTCGCCAATTAATGATTTTCTTATTACAAATCTTTTAGTAGTTAAATTATTAGTTTTCATAGTTATTATATTTATTTATTATTAATTTAGTTTAGTTGTTTATATTATCTTTAAGTAGTCGTATTTAATTTGTGCAATTATATTATTATATTTAATAGTTGATATACAAAGTTAATTACGTTAATTATAAAGAGAGTTAAAGCGATATTGAAAGTTATTAATTTTAATTTATACATTTTGTTTATTTTTAAATTCATATATATTATCTATACGTAGTCGTAAAAGCCTTGTGCATAATTATAAAAATGCTAAATGTTTTTAGTTAGAATAGAATTTATTTCGTGATGCATCGATCGCATGATCGCAATATCGTTTCGATTATTACGGGGAATATGCAATTAAATATTAAAATGTAGGGGAGCCCCAGTTTTAAAAAATGATTTTGTAAAAAAATTCAAAATAAAATTTTGGTAGGGCAGTACTTTACTTCTATATATCTGATACCGGGCTAAAATATATATGTGACATTAGGTAGTTAAGTATACTAGTAAGTACCTTATGTCACAGTGTACCTTGTAAATTTTACGTTTTACCTGTAAATACTATAATATGTACATAAAAAGAAATTAGTAAATATTTAAAATATTACCATGGGAAAAAATAGTAGACATTGTTGGTTAAAGCGTGGAAAAAGAAAAGAAGACTGCAGAGCCAACAAACATAAAAGAAAAAACCAGCACGGTGCCACAGATGAGTGGAACACGGCGATAGCTGATAATTTCGCTAAAGCGAATGTTACCAGATCTCAATCTGATAATCCAGCTTTACCAGAGGGAGCTTTTGGAGATGCTGGAAGTGTAGCAACGGTTTCTTTTGACAATGGTTCAAGCATGTCTGCAGAAGCATACGATGCTAAAATGGCACATAATAAAGATCTAACAGCTAGTGCTAGACTTCATTATCTAGAAAATGACGAAGCTGCTTATCATTCAAAGCATCCAGTATTAAGACATAATCACTACAGTAAACACTTTAGCTAATGAGTTTAAAAAAGTTTAATAGAAAAGGCGGACATAGCATGGGTGGTATTCCGCCAGGAAGCGCCAAGAGTAAAAGGCATGGAGCATCGATGGAGGTAAAACCTGCTGTAGCAGACAATACAGCAGTTAAAAAGCCTAATATGCCAGCAAAGCCAATAAAGCCAATACATTCTATACCAGGCCAGTATATAACTGAAAGCGGACATATGGCTCATAATATGCAGAATGGACCTAGGGAAGGCGATTTAATAAGAGGCAAGCATTTAAAATATGGTCCAGAAGGTTTACCACAAGACTTAGATTACCAAGTTCAGCATGAAAAAGATACTCTAGATGGATATGGTGAGTATAGTATATACAAAACAGTAGGTATTAAAGGAGAAGGTGCCAATATGAGTGTAAAACGTTTAGCTAAAAAGTCTACTAGGGCTACTAAATTAGAAACTAAAGCAGATATTAAGGAAGCTAAGAAACCAAACAGCACTAGAGTAGAAAAAATACGAAAAAAAGCTAGAAAGAAAAGACAAAAAGTAGATGACAAAAAAGCTTTTATAAAAAAGAAAGAAAATAAAGCTACAGAAAAGTCAACCAAAAAAAGAGAAAGAGCTGTAAATAGCTTAGTTAGAAAATATATTAAAGAAAATCCAAAATCTGACGCTGCAGCAAGAGATAAATACAGAAAAGAACAAGAGAAAAAATTAAAAGTATAAAAAAATGGCAATAATATATACATATCCAACCAAAGGTAAGGCCGCTGATTCTGATTTAATCATAATATCAGACTCAGAAGAGAAAAAAATGACCAAACAAATATCGGTTGGTAACTTATTAGCCGATATTAAAGAAGCATTAGACCTTTTAGAAAAACTTGTAGCGGTAAATACAGAAAACATAGCATCGTTAACAAGTATTGTTAGTGTTTTACAAGAACAAGTAGCAAGTCTAGAAGCTTGTTGCGCTGCATTTAACGAGTTTGCAGCAGCTCAAGCGATAATTAACGCAGATTTTGAAGCAAGAATTGCTAAACTAGAAGCTTCACCTATTGGAGATTTGTCAGAATTAGAAAAAGAAGTTGAAAGTCTTAAAGAAGACGTAGAAACCAACACTGGCGACATTGATGAAATTGAAAAAGAGGTTGATGCTAACACTAAAGAGATAGAGTCGGTGAAAGAAGACGCTGATGCTAATACTAAAGAAATAGAAACTGTAAAAGATACCGCTGACAATGCAGCAGCCGATGCAGAAGTCGCTAATAGTAACGCTGAAAAAGCTTCAGCAGCAGCAGCTGACGCGGAAATTGCAGCAGAAAATGCAGCAAATGCGGCGGCAACAGCTGACGGTAAAGCAAACGAAGCCCAAGCAGCAGCGGATGCAGCAGCCGCGTTGGCAGAAACAGCCGATGGTAAAGCTGATGAGGCACAATCATCAGCAGAAACTGCTACAGCAGCAGCAGCTGAGGCAACAAGTGCAGCAACAGACGCAAGTACAACAGCTGCTAAAGCAAATGAAGCAGCAGTTGAGGCAACAGAAACGGCTAGCACTGCAGAGTCAGCAGCATCAGAAGCTTTAAAAGCATCTGTTGACGGAGTAGAAGCTAAAGCAACTATTGACGCGTGGGAAGCAGACCCATCATCCTCACCATTTGCACCAGCTGAAGCAGAAGAACCACCTGTGGAAGAATAAAAAAATAATTCTCCCGCGAAAGCGGGGGAATACTTATATATAAACCTAAAAACATAAACCATGACGTTTTTATATACCAGCGGCTTTAAAGCTGCTATACAACCAGATCAAAGAATGATCGACCATTGGAAACACATAACCGAAAAAAAGAACTGGAGGATTGTACAGTTACCAAATGGATTTTTTCAAACTGAATACTTACACCCTGAAAGTGAAGACTGGATAGATGTAACAAGAAGAGAAACAATGGACGGTGCTGAAGCTGCTATTGATGGATCTATTGAACATTACAGTAAAAAGTTGGAATTTTTAAAAGGACCAAAAGTAGTTAAAACATTCGAGTAAACACAATTAAATTTAATTAAATATAATGGAAGATATAAAATTAGTTAAAAGTCTTTCCTTTGGTGACGATGCTAGAGGAAAGATTTTAGCTGGAGTAGACAAACTGACTAACGCGGTTAGCTCTACACTAGGAGCAAGTGGTAAGTGCGTAATATTAGAAGATCAACATGGTAAACCAATAATAACTAAAGATGGTGTTACCGTTGCTAATTCAATAACATTACAAGATCCACTAGAAAATATTGGCGCTACACTAATTAAAGAGGCAGCGCAAAGAACAGTTAGAGATGCAGGAGACGGAACTACAACCGCTACAGTTCTTGCTAAAGCTATATTAAAAGAAGCAGGAGAACATGATTTATTAGATGATACAAGATCTTTAATAGAAGGTATTAATTCAGGAGTAGATAAAGTTATAAAATACTTAAGTAAGAAAACTAAAAAAGTATCAGGTAATAAAATAAATCAAGTAGCAACTATATCATCAAATAATGATAAGTCGTTAGGAGATGTAATAGGAAAAGCATTTAAGTTAGTAGATGAAACTGGTATAGTAATGATGGAAACTAATGAGTATCCTAACACTATAGTAGAACTAGTAGAAGGAGTTCAATATGATCAAGCTTTAACTAGCAATCATTTTATAACAGACAAAGATAAAGGAGTATGTGAGTTAACAAACCCTTTAGTTCTTATAGTAGAATCTAAAATACCTAATATAAGAAAAATACAAAACGTATTAGAGTATGTTATAAAAAACAACAAAAGTCTACTTATAATTGCAGAAGTTGAATCTCAAGTACTTTCTGCATTAGCAATGAATAAAATTAAAGGTAATATAAAAGTTAATATTATTAACGCGCCTACATTTGGTGTTAGTAGAAAAGACACATTGTCAGATCTTTGTGATGTAACAGGTGCTACTTTAATAAATGAAGACTTAGGCGACGACATGGACTTAATATCTATAGAACACTTAGGTTCATGCAAAAGAAGTATAACTAACCAGGAAGACACAATACTACAAGTTGACTTGTCAGACAACGAAGAAGTAAAACATACTATTGAGTTCTTAGAAGCTAAACTTAAAAAAACAAAAAACCCAAATAAAATTATAAGTTTAGAAAAAAGACTTGCAAAACTTAAAGCAAAAGTAGCTATAGTAAAAGTGGGTGCAAGTTCCGAAATAGAGTTAAAAGAAAAAAGAGATAGGGTTGAAGATGCTATATGTGCTACAAAAGCCGCGATTAAAGAAGGTATACTACCAGGAGGTGGTATAGCTTTACTAAATGCCGCTCAACATTTAACAGCAGATTGTATAGGTGAAGAAGTTTTATACCAAGCTATAAGACAACCATACAATTTAATTTTACAAAATGCAGGTATATCACAACAAAATAAATGCGAAGAAGAAGGTATAGGACTAGATGTGGTTACAGGAAATATGGTTAATATGGTTAAAGCCGGAATAATAGATCCTTTGCTGGTTACTAAAAGCGCATTGTTAAACGCGGCTTCAGTAGCCACAACCATATTATCAACTGATTGTGTAATTAATAATATAAGAGCATGAAAGCAGTTGGTAAATATATAGCAATAAAACCTTTAAAAGAAGTTAATACTAAAACAAAAGGTGGTTTAATTCTAGCTGAATCACAAAGAGAAGATGTTAGATACAGACAAGCAGAAGTGCTAGTAGTCGGAGGAGCAGTAGAAGCAATTAAAAAAGGCGATACTATATACTACGATAAAAACGCAGGCTTTAATATTGAAATAGATAAAAAAAGCTGGAAAATAATAAAAGAAAACGACGTAGTTATTATCTTATAAACATGCGAAGAATTAGCTCGTCTGACTTGAAACAATTGAATTTACTGAAACATTACAGGATTATACGTAAATGGGCGTGCAAAACCTGTGATATTAAAGAAGCAGACCTTGAGCTTTTAATCTATCTTGAAGCAATTGATTTGTTTACAAAAGATGATTTTAAAAAAGGTACTTACTCTTATAGCTGGGACAACAGGCGCTGGAACAGATTATTGAAGCAAGGGTGGATTACCGTGTGGAGAAAAAGAAACCGCACAACCCAAAAATATCATATATATAAAGTATCCACAAAGTGCAAACAGTTAATAAGTAGAATGTATCGAATTATGTTAGGTGAAGAAGATATGCCTAATAAGATATTTGAAAAAAATGATAGATATATTTATAAAGTTTTAAATACATCTATACTGAATGTTAATAAAGATAAAACAAGAAACAATGGCTTATAATCAACCTAAAAATACTCCTATGCACGGTGTTGCTATGCACCAGAGAAGAGATGGTGGTTCTATGTATAAAAGCAATAAAGGTCCAAATATGTATGATAATACAGGTCCATATATGGGAGAAGCAGCTGCAGACTTAGAATATAATCCAACTGATGATAGAGCTGATGCAGCTCCAAACATGGTAGATACTTATGACTCAAAAAGTGGAGCATCAGAGCCAATTACCGCAGCTATAATATTAAAGAAACTAGGTATAAAAGCAGCAGCTGTAGCTAAAAAAGCAGCAGCATCCAAAGTTGGAGTTGCGGCAGCTAAAGCAGCTAAATCAAAAGCGGCTAAAGCAGCTATGTCTAGTGCAACAAGTAGCGCGGCTGGTAATTTAGCAAGTAGAGCTACTAGTAAAAAAGATGAAGAAATTCCAGGACCAGATGCTGTTCCACATGGTGTATCTCCGGTAAATCATAGTAGTGGTGGATATGCTACTGGTGGTACTGCAATGGGTCCATCAAAAGGTATTGACTTTGGTAAAATGTTTCAAAATATAGGTAGTAAAGCTAAAATGGCAGGAGGTATATTAGATCAAAAGTTTCAAAACTTTAAAGCAAATCCTAAAGCCGCTGTTGATAGATTTACTAACAGAGCTAAAAGTGCAGCATCTTCACCTCTAGGTAAAACTGCTATAGAATCAGCAACTAACTCAGCTGCAGCTAATTTAGCTAGTAGACTAACTTCTAAAAAAGATGACGAAGCAGAAGACGCTCAAGTAGCTTATAATCCAGGTGGTGGTATGGGTGGATATGGCGGAGGCGGTTACGCCTACGGTGGAGCATCAATGGTACCTAAAATGGCTTCACAAGATAGTTCTTATATAGACAAAAGACAAGGAGATAAAAAAGCAGTAATGGAAGGATTAATGCAAAGACAACTACCAATATCTATTGGTAACTTTCAGTTTGATTTTAGAAACGCTGTAAGAATGAAAGAACTTGCTGATAAAACAAAACAACTATTAAAACCAGATACATCTAGAAGTTCTTCACCTCAACCTATTTCACCAAGCTCTGTTGTGCCTACTAAAATATCTGCATATACAGCAAAACAAGATTCTACTATAAAAAGTTTAGGATCATATCAATAAAACATTAAAAAAAAAAATTATGCCAAGTATAGGAAGATTCCAAGCTCCAGCAGGAGTAGATAAATCACCAATGAAGAAAATGTCTTCAGGTGTTAAAGTTATGACGTCAAGAGACACAACTATTAAACCAGGTTTGGTTATTAATACAAACTGCGCTTACAAAGGTAACGCTGTATTAAACGCTCAGAAATGATCGGTTTAGACGATTTGAAGTTATATTGCTTAAACATAACTTCGTTTACTATAGCTAGTTTTGACTGGTTAGAGCCTGTATTAAAAATTACATTATTACTTGTAACCATCGGCTACACTGCACACAAGTGGTGGATGATGAAAAAAAATAAATAATATGGAAACTGTTAAGGAAATTATAAATCACCCTTTGTCTAAAGCTGTTGCTTGTATAGGTATAGGATTATTATTACTAATGCACTCACATATGCTATATGCTGGGGTTGCTTTTGGAATGGGTTTAAGAGAATTTTTATTAGCTTTTAAAGCGTAATGAGTTTCAAACTTAAACGACCTAAGTTTAACAACAAGCCATACAGCATAATTAATGAAGGTATGGTAGATGGTTTAGGTGTAATAGCAGATAGGGATTTTAAAAAAGGAGAATTTATAGACACTGCTTTTGAAGACGAGTCTAAAGTAGTTAACATGCCTATGATAGATACAAGAACTATACTTGGTAAATCTTTAAACCACCAAAAAGATCCCAACGCTATGAACGTAAGTGAAAACAATATGTTAAATGTTTATGCATTAAAGGATATTAAAGCAGGAGAAGAAATTACGGTAAACTACAACCATGCTCCCGACTATGTTAAAAAAGGTGCAAACTTAAAAGGCTACAAACAATGAATACAAAATCTAAACTAGACCTAAAAAGTGCTGAAGCTAAACTTAAAAAATCAAGAGGAGTAGATCCGTCTAAATATAAAATAGAGGCAAACTCAACTATTAAAACAAATCAAAGTGACAAAAGTACTCCTAGAAAAAACCGTTTAGCACAAAAGCTTTTTGGTAATAAAAATAAATCTACTTTTAGTCAAAGCTCTAATTTTAACAGCAAACAAACAAATGTTAATACTGGAGAAATTAGCACTATTAGTTCAAAAGAGTCAAGTACTCCTAGAAAAATTCCTTTAGCTCAAAAAATTTTAGGTAATAAAGATATATTTACGGAGCATGCTGATGTAATAGATAGTGATGGTAATTTATTATTTGAAAGTGATAGACAAATAAAGAATTTCGGTTTACGCAGAAATAAAGAAAAAGTTAAATATCACGATAAACAAAGTAAGAAAGATAGTAAAGCTATGAAAGCGTTGTTTAAGCAAAGCCCAGAACTTTTTAATTATGAAAAAACATGAGAGAAATAAATAAGATTATAGTTCATTGCTCTGCAACTAGAGAAGGAGAAAACTTTGATGTAGCTGAAATACGTAGATGGCACGTTGAAGGACGTGGCTGGAGCGATATTGGCTATCACTTCTATATCGACCTATATGGTAATATACACAAAGGTAGAGATATAGCTAAAATGGGAGCTCATTGTAAAGGGCACAATCGAAATTCGATAGGGATATGTTATTGTGGAGGCGTTGAAGCAGATGGTAAGACTCCCAAAGATACTAGACTAGACTGTCAAAAAGAAGCATTGTTATGTGTACTTAGAACTTTAAAAGCTATGTACCCAAATGCTGTAATACATTCACACAAGGACTTTGCTAACAAAGCGTGTCCATCATTTGATGCTACACATGAATATGAAAATCTCTGAGGGAACTGAATTTAAGATAGATCTTAAAACTGTCATAAGCTTAATAGTTATAACCTCTATGTTTGTAGGAATGTATTATACTTTACAAGCTGACATAGAAGAAGCTAAAAAAATGCCACCAGCTGTAATAGATCGTATTGAATATGATTTAAAACAAGAGTGGCAAACAAAACATATTGAAGACTTAGAAGAAAAAGTAGATGAAATACTTTTTTGGTGTAGAGAAGTTGACGGCAAATTAAGTAATAAAAAAGATAAGTAATGGCTCGTAAGAAAAAAGGAAAAAAAATATGCTGGAAGTATGGTAAAGGAAAGTACTGCGGCACGTTAATTCCCAGCATGGAAACAGAAACACATAGATACGCTCGTACTGAAAACGGTAAAATAAAATCACTACCTAAAAATAAAAGTAATGAGTAAGTTGACTAAAAAAGACTTACCTTGTAATAAACCAAGAAGAACTCCTAATCATAAAACTAAGTCTCATATAGTAAAAGCTTGTGAAGGTGGTAAAGAAAAAATAATAAGATTTGGTCAACAAGGCGTATCTACAGCTGGTAAAAAGCAAGATAAAAAATCTAAAGCTAGAAGAGCTAGTTTCAAAGCTAGACATGGCAAGAATATAGCTAAAGGAAAAATGTCAGCTGCATATTGGGCTAATAAAGTAAAATGGTAAAATGAAATCAAGAGGTTTAGGAGATAGTATAGAAAAATTTACTACAGCTACAGGTATAAAAAAATTAGTAGACACTATACCTGGTGGTTGTAATTGTGATAAAAGAAAACAGTGGTTTAACAAAAATTTTCCATATAACATGAATAAAAAATAAAGTTATGGCAAAGAAGAAAATATCTGAAATAAGAGAAGAACCAGGCATGTCTAATGCTGGTAAATATCCAAATGTTGCAAAAGAGGATTTTTGTGGACCTAATGGAACATATCCAGTTAATACACTTAAGAGAGCTAAGTCAGCTTTAAAATTAGCTCATAATGCTGGTAGAAGATCTAACAAAATTAAAGCTTGCGTATATGCAAAGTATCCTCAACTAAAACCTAGCGAAGGAGCATCAATGAGTAACAAGCAACACGCTAAAAACTTACTTGACAAAAACCCTGTTGTAGATAAATCTAAAGCATCAGCTGAAGGTAAAGGTGGAGCTGCAATGAATACAAAAGTTACATCTAAAACTAGATCTAAAAAAAAGGAAGAGCAAGAAAGAAAAAAAATCCAAAAACGTTTGGAGACTAGGAATTTTAAACCAGAAAGATAAGACAAATAAATAAAATTATGGCTAAAAACTACATAAACGATAATAATAGATGGAAAAGCAAAGGAGCTAATATGGTTGAAAAAGCATATGGACCTTCTGGTTTTTTTGACAAAGTAGGAGATGCAATATCAGGTGTGGCCAATACCGTTGGTAATGTTGCTAGTACTGTTGGTAATGCTCTTACTGGCGGCGGTAATGATCCTCAACCACCAGCTGGTGGCAGCGGTGGTGGCGGTGGTCTTTTTCCTGGTTTTCTAGGAAAAATACAAGCTATGAGAGCTAACATGATGGCTAATCAAATGGGAATGCAGAATCAAGGTGGCAGTGGAGAAGAAGTTACTGTTAGAGGTAGAATAATTAACGATCAATTTAGACCTCACTTTAAAGGTGGTTTTGGTCCTGGTATGAACTACACAACTACTGAAACTAAAAACTCTAAAAAACAATTACGCCAACAAGCTAGAGAAAATAAAGTGCCAGTTCAAAAACAAAGACTTAAAAAAGAATATAAAGATCAAACTAGCGCTTGGCTACCTATGTCAGCTTATAAAACTAAAACAAAATTTGTAACACAAAAGAGAGCTGACAGAATGACTAGTAGAAAAAGTGGTAATTGGAGACAAATGGTCTATGGAGATGGTCCTTCTATTAATTTAAAAAACTTAGGTGGTAATTTAAAAGATATGATAAAAGGAGATCCTGATGTTAAAAAAGCTAGAATAGCTTCTCGTGAAAAAAACATTGCATTAAGACAAGCAGAAAGAACTAAAAGAAGAGCTATATCAGCTGGAGAAAGAACAGAAAGAATAAAAGCTAGAAATAAGTAATATGGGTTTTAAACTAAACGGAGCACCTTACACAGAGTCAGATATGAATATACCTGTATATAGAAAAAATATACAAGATGGCGCTGTTGGTAAATCAAATCATACTGGTATTATAGTTCAAGAAGGTTTACCAAAAGAAGTTGAAGATGCTGTGGTAGCTCATGAAACTGTACACCAGTTAGATCCTCATTTAGACTATGATGAAAATAATTTCTACTATAAAGGTAAAACATATCCTAGAGAAAATTTAGATGAGTTTGATAAAAACTTACCATGGGAGAAAAAAGCTTATGCAGAAAGCGACAAAATACTAAACAATAAACAACATGACATGAAAGAAGGTTTTTCAATGAAAGGACATAGAGGTAACAGTAAGCCATTTGCAGCAATGGCTGATAAAGGTTTAATTGGACCGTCTATGAACTACACAGTTTCTGGAGGAGAAGAAAAAAAAGATCCAGATGTTAAAGTAAAAGAAAAAGTAAAAACTAAAAGATTTGGTCCTGAAAAAGGAACTGTAATAACTAAAACCAAATATGTTAATACAAAGACAGGAGAAAAAGGAGGGTCTATTAAAAAAGTACAACCAAATACTTTCCATGGTCATGTAGCTGCAGAAAATATGTTAAATATAGTTACTGGTGGTAAAGCTAAAATTACTACAACACCTGGTTCAGAGACTGAAAAACCAGGTGGTGAAACACCTCCAAGTACAAAGCCAACTCCACCAAATAAAAAACCAGCTGATCCAAAGGAAAAGCTTCCTACTCCTGGAAATACTGTACCAGATGATGACGATGGAAAAAAAGTACCAACAGCTAAAAAAGGACAAAAGCAATTTACTGGTACTCCTAGTGAATGGATGGAAAAAATGTCTATAACTTATCCCGGTTCTTCAGGTCAAGAATTAGCAGACAAAGGTCACATATCTCAAGGTAATGTAGCTAACTACGATGCTACATATTACAAGCCTAAAAAAGAGGTGATAATGCCAATGAAAAGGATTGAAGCTAAACCTATTGCTAATGTAGTTCAAACACCAAAATTAGTAGTTCAAACTGAAAGATCAGGTGGTATAACTGAAGAATCATGGAGAAAAAGAAAAGGTAAGAAGAAAGAAAAAATAAAACCACCTCCTAATAAACCCTCAAAGAATCCACCAGGAAAATTAGAACCTACTGAATTTAGTAATAAATGTACTAAAGAAGGTAAGTGCGCGCCTGGTCAACTTTATGCTTCTGGAATGTTTGGAAGTCCAACTAGGAAAGATATTAGGTCAATGAACAAACAGCAGAGAAGTTATAATAAAGCTAGTAGAAAAGCTTTTAGAGAAAGTATGAAACCTGTACGACAACAAAAAAGACAAGCAAAACTTAGACAAATAGGTAAGATGTTTAAAAAAGATACTAGCTATTCAGGTAACTTAAAAAAGAATAGTAAAACTAAAAACATGGTTCCTTTAAAAGTTAGGTTGTTTGGATATAGAGGATAATGGAAAAAGAAAAGAAAAAATTTAAAGAAACTAAAGTTGGAGCTTTTTTAATCGAGAAAGCTCCTAAACTTGTTTCTAAATTAGGGGAATTTTTACCTGATCAAGGAGGCCTTGGTGTAGTAAAAAATATTATAACAAGTGATAGAACTATTAAGGCCGAAGATAAAGAAATGGCTTTAAAACTTTTAGATCAAGATATAGCTGAAATGAATAACATATCTAACCGATGGGCGAGTGATATGAAAAGTGACTCATGGTTAAGTAAAAACACGAGACCTATGACGCTTATATTTCTTACTTTAGCTATGACAATATTTATAATACTAGACTCAACAGTATTATTAGAAATAAAAACAGGTTGGGTTTCTTTATTAGAAGCTCTACTAATTACAGTTTATGTAGCCTACTTTGGTTCAAGAGGCGCTGAAAAAATAACAAAAATTAAAAATTAAAAAATGAGAGGAATAGAAGGAAATTTCATGGCTCAACCGAGAGTATTTGCTCATAGCGCTGTACCAGTAGATATTGGGTCACCTATAGCTGGAACTGAAGAAAGAGGTTGTGCTTTATACGTTGGCACTGGTGGAACACTAGTTGTAGAAATGGAAGGTACTCACGAAGCTGTAGACGCAGCAGGTAATACGTTTGACACTAATATAAATATTTTTACAAATATAGGTACAGGCATGTTTTTACCTATACTCGTTGTAAAAGTTTTAGAATCAAATGCAGAGGTTTTTTCACAAAGAGTAGATTACTATACAAACTTAATAAACAGTTTAGAACAAGAAACCACAGATCTTGATGCACGAAAAGCAGAAATAGAAGTTGAAATAGAAAAGTTAGAAGAGCAAAAGGAAAACCTACTAATTGATTTAAAAAACGCTATAGAAGCTGGCAATGACATACTTGCAGCTAGTATTGATATTCAAGTGCAAAATGTAACTGATCAAATAGACGCGTTGCTAGAAGAATTAGCAATAATTGAAGAACAACTTGATCAAAAAACGGAAGCTATCGATATTGCTAGTAAAGCTATTAAGCAGGTTGAAGCAGCTGCGGTAGATGGTACAGTGGAAACAGATGCTGATCAAATATTAGGTTTATTTTAAATTATGTGGTTAGGCATAGGGTATACAATCCCACAAACAAAACTAAGCTCAAGTGGTAGTACTCCTCCACCAGCACCTAGTAGCTTTATGGCTTTAGAAAGCTCTTTAGAAGATATTTTATTATTAGAAAATGATGGAAAAATATTATTACAACAACAAAACGAATCGTAATGGCAGAAAATAAAAAAATAAGTGGGTTAACGCCCATGGGTACTAAAACACTTGGTGACATTGCAGGCTTTGCTGGTTATATTGCCGCGCAAGATGGAGAGGCAGCTTACAATATAAAGTGTACTGGAGAAGAGCTTATGAACGGTATATTTAAAATACAATCAGTTGTTGAAGATGGAGTAGCTCAAAGTAAAATAGAAGCAAAAGACGACGGAACAATTGAATTTATCGTTGGTGGTGAGAACGATTACGGATGGGAATTAAGCTCAGGTGGACATTTTATACCAAACGCAAATGCTGCTTATGATTTAGGTAATGCAGAATATAAAGTAAGACATTTATTTTTGAGTGATAGTAGTATTTATATGGGTGCTGAAGAAAATACTACCACTGCTCAATTAGCTAAAATTAGCCTTAAAAACGAAGACGATAAGCCGTTATTATTTTTTAGTAGAGAAGGAGAAGGGGCATTACAAAATTTTGAAGGTAGTATAATGACTAATCTTTCTAGTGAAATGGATGGAGCTAGTTTTGAAGCAGGAACATTAACGCTACCAGCTTTTCCAGATATTCCAGAACCTATTGAATACACAGCAGAAGAACCTATAGAAATAAATGACAATGTTATTTCATATAGTGGTGAAGTATTTACTGCAGAGCAAGCAAAAGAGATTACAGCTAATACAGCGAAAACAGGTATAACACCGGAGCAAGCGGCAGAGATTACAGCTAATACAGCGAAAGTAGGCATAACACCTGAGCAAGCAGAAGAGATTACAGCCAACACGGCTAAAGTTAGTGCTAATAATGGTATATTAACAATAAATGTAAATGGTGAAGAAGCTGGTACATTTGGTGCTAACGCATCAGAAAATGAAACAATAAATATAACAGCTGGCAGCGGTGGAGAAGTAGATTATACTGGCTTTAACGTTGTAGATAACAAAGCTGATTTATCAGACCCAACCCAACCTACATATGGTCATGCTGAAAAATACACCGCAGCTGGGACTATTTTAAATGGTCAACCAGTAGTATATAGTTATTCTAGTAATCTAGTAAGAGCTATATCCCCTGGTGCTTTACCTAATCAAATTGAACTTATTGGTATCGCTTTAAATAACGCCAGTGATGGGGATCCTGTCAATGTTTTAACAGAAGGTCTTTGTACCGCGAGAAGATTAACTGTTCTTGAACCAACTGAACCTGGAGATGATGTTGATCATCCAATGGAAGACGGCTTTACCTCTGTTAACCTTAGCACTGTAGAAAATGGAACGTACTTTGATGGATCTGCTAATTATAGCGACAGCGCGACAAGCACTGTAGAGTGGACAATAGACGGTGATAACGACGAAAGGTTTATGTCATTAGATTTTTCTGATAGTGAAACTTGGGAATTTGAAGGTACTGACGCTAGAATTTATGACAGATTATTTTTTGAAGTTTCTTTTGATGGAGAGGAGTATTTTCAGTTTAACTGGAAATGGGGATTAAAAGTAGAAAATAACTTACCAGGAGTAGGTAGTAATGACGATATGTTTAATGGCGGAGACTGGGACGATACAGAAGATGGGTCGTATGTAAATGCTGGTGGTTGTACATTACCTAGATTAAAAGAATGGGCTCAAGCGTTTCAAGGTGATGACAATCTAGTAATTAACTTTGTATCTTCGGTTGATGATCCGGTTTTTGGTCCCGCAGGAACTCCTTACACAAGAGTTAGAGCTAATTTTATTTCTGACTCTTTCTCTAATGAATCTGGTTGGACGTCTATTATGAAAGCAACCCCAACTTACAGTGGAGATCAACCACCTGTATCAGTTCCACTAAACGCAGCAGTAAATCTAAGTGCTTCCAATCTTACTAGATCAGCTTTAGTAACAGATCCTGGTAGCAGCACTGTAAAGATAGGACGCGCTATATCAACAGACGGAACAGACAATGCATTAATGATTAGGGTAATACACAATCATTAACAATAAAAAACAATTAAATTTAATAAAATGAAAAAGAAAATTAAAAAAGAACATTTAGAAACAATCACAAAACAACAATCAGAATTAAGTAGAATACTATCCGACATTGGAATGTTAGAAGCTCAGAAACACGCCGCTTTACACAGTATAGCTACTTTAAATGAAGACATAAATAAAGTTAAGGCGGAGTTAGAGAAAGAGTATGGTAAAGTAAATATAGACTTAAGCGATGGATCTTACGAACCTGTAAAAGAACTAGAGAATGTCTAACATTAGAAAAATTAGTATAGGTTCTGATTATAAAAATGATGCAATGCATTACTCAGTTGGTCAAGAAGTTTATGGTGGACATACGATTTGTGATATATTAAACAATGAAGATAGCGGCGAATATTCCATATACATAAAAAAAGACAACGAAGTATTACCATGGAAAAGGTTTAACAGTAATATGGCTATTGCTGTTGAGTTTGATCTCAAGTATTAATGAAAAGTTTATATAACTTTATTATTAAGCCTTATAATCAAAGGTATGATAATGTAAAAAAAGTAGATAACAAGGAATTAATAATAAATACGAGTATTGAAAATCATATTTTCGTTAGTAAAAAAGCAGTGGTTGTATCTACACCTGCTGCTTTTGATACTGACGTTAAACCAGGTGACGTGGTGTATGTACATCACAACGTGTTTAGAAGGTGGTATGATCAAAAAGGAAGAGAAAGAAACTCAGCTTTATATTTCAAAGAAGACTTATATTTTTGTAGTCCAGAACAAATATACATGTATAATGGTAAATGTAATTTAAACTATTGTTTTGTTAAGCCAATTAAAAATAAATCATATCTAAGCACGTCTAAAGAAAAAGAACACTTTGGTATATTAAAATATTCTAATAGCGCCTTAGAAGCTGTAGGAATAACACCTGGAGCGCTAGTGGTCTTTACACCAAACTCTGAGTTTGAATTTATAATTGACGAAGAGAAACTTTATTGTATGAAATCAAATGACATAGCTTTAACTAATGAACACGAAGGAAACCAAAAAGAAAATAATAGAAGCAGGACAACGAGCTGTAGCTGAACTAATAAAAGTTGCAAAAGAACCTATAGTAGATACAGGTGAAGACGTTACTGCCGATAGATTAAAAAATGCAGCAGCTACAAAAAAGCTAGCTATATTTGACGCTTTTGAAATACTAACACGCATACAAGACGAAGAAGAAAAGTTAAGTGGTAAGATTAAAGAAGTTAAAGAAGAAAGAGTATTTAAGTTTGCTGAAGGGAGAAGTAAATGAGTTATCAGCAAACACTTTGGAAAGAAGTAAAGGATGTTATAAATCCTAAGATATTATCTAAACAAAATAGATATAAAAAATGGGAATATGGTTATAACGATGAATATGACTTTGTTTGTATAAGTAAAACAGGTAAAATTGGACAGATCATTGAAATTCAAAACCTACGTATTGCATTACCAGCAGAAGATGAACCATTTAAACGAAGCAAGGTTCAAGAGGAACAATACTGGGAAAAACAAGAATATCCCAAAGAACTAGCAAAAATAAAAAGTAGGTTTGATTGGGAGGAATATCCTACAGATTTTAAAGAAAAATGGTACGATTATATAGATGAAGAATTTAAACGAAGAGATGAAGGGTATTGGTTTTATAATAACGGTAGCCCTACTTATATCACAGGTACTCACTATATGTACTTGCAATGGTCAAAGATCGACGTTGGAGCACCAGATTATAGAGAATCAAATAGACTCTTCTTTATATTCTGGGAAGCTTGTAAAGCAGATAACAGATGTTATGGAATGTGCTACCTTAAAAACAGACGGAGTGGATTTAGCTTTATGTCATCAGCCGAACTGGTTAACCAAGCAACAATATCTTCTGATTCCAGATTCGGTATACTTTCAAAGTCTGGAGCTGATGCTAAAAAAATGTTCACAGATAAAGTTGTGCCGATATCCGTTAACTATCCGTTTTTCTTCAAACCGATCCAAGATGGTATGGATCGTCCTAAGACCGAGTTGGCATATAGAGTCCCAGCTTCAAAGCTTACTAGACGAAAACTAGACACTAACGTTAAGTTAAAAGAATTACAAGGACTAGACACAACTATTGATTGGAAAAATACAGGTGACAACTCTTACGATGGTGAAAAGCTAAAGTTGTTAGCTCATGATGAAAGTGGTAAATGGGAAAGACCTGACAATATATTAAATAACTGGAGAGTTACAAAAACTACATTAAGACTAGGACGTAGAATAGTAGGTAAATGTATGATGGGCTCAACATCAAATGCGTTAGACAAAGGTGGAGGAAACTTTAAAAAATTATACTACAGTTCAGACGTTACAAAAAGAAATAGAAACGGACAAACAGCTAGCGGACTCTATTCTTTCTTCATACCTATGGAATGGAACTATGAAGGATTCATGGATACTTTTGGATTACCTGTATTCACTTCAGGACAAGATCAAAAAAAAGGAATTGATGGTTTACCAATTACAGTTGGAGTCATTGAACACTGGGAAAATGAGGTTGAAGGTTTAAAAAATGACAGCGATAGTTTAAATGAATATTATAGACAGTTTCCACGTACAGAGCAACATGCTTTTAGAGATGAAACAAAGGACAGTTTATTTAACTTAACAAAAATTTATCAACAAATAGATTATAACGAAGAAATAAATAATATAACTGCTATTACTAGAGGTGGTTTTATGTGGGAAAATGGTATAAAAGATAGTAGAGTGATTTTTATACCTGGCGCTACTGGTAGATTTTTAATTTCTTGGGTACCACCAGTTCAATTACAAAACAATGTTATTATTAAGAATGGTATTAAATATGCAGGAAACGAACATATTGGAGCATTTGGATGTGATAGCTACGACATTAGTGGTACTGTTGATGGTAAGGGTTCTAATGGATCGCTTCATGGATTAACTAAGTTTTCAATGGAGGATGCACCTCCTAATCACTTTTTTTTAGAATATATAGCTAGACCACAAACAGCTGAGATATTCTTTGAAGAAATATTAATGGCTTGTGTTTTTTATGGAATGCCTATATTATGTGAAAATAATAAACCTAGACTTTTGTATTATTTAAAACGTAGAGGTTATAGAGGATTTAGTATTAATAGACCAGACAGAGTTTGGAACAAACTTTCTACAACAGAAAAAGAAATAGGTGGTATACCTAATTCAAGTGAAGATATTAAACAAGCTCATGCAGCGGCTATCGAAAGTTATATAGAAACATATGTAGGTCAATTACAAGATGGTTTTGGAGATATGTATTTTCAAAAAACATTAGAAGACTGGGCCACTTTCAATATAAACAATAGAACTAAACACGATGCTACTATTAGCTCTGGTTTAGCTATAATGGCTTGTAATAAAAATAGATACAAACCTGTTGCAGAAAGAGGTATGAAAAAAATAAACTTGGGTATAAAAAAATATAACAACGAAGGTAGTTTATCACAAATAATAAAATAAATGCAAATAAAAACTTATAATGGTAGTTCTTTTCCAGATCAGGTTGTACCTGACGAGGTCAAAGAAAGTATAGATTACGGTAGACAAGTTGCTAGGGCTATTGAAGGAGATTGGTTTAGTGGTACTAGATCTACAGTTTCAGGGAGATATAATACCCAGTTTAATAATTTTAGAAACTTAAGATTATACGCTAGAGCAGAACAACCAGTTCAAAAATACAAAGATGAGTTGGCTATAAATGGAGATTTATCTTATCTTAATTTAGACTGGAAACCAGTACCTATCATACCTAAGTTTGTTGATATCGTTGTTAATGGAATGGATGGTAAATTATATGATGTTAAAGCATACGCGCAAGATCCAGAATCACTAAGAACTAGAACTGCTTATGCTGAAGCTTTAATGAGAGATATACAAGCTAAATCGTTAATTGAAAAAATATCTAAAACTACAGGAATGGACATGTATTCTACATCCAACCCTGAAGAGTTACCAGAAAACAAAGAAGAGCTAAACGTTCACATGCAATTAACCTATAAGCAGTCTATAGAAATTGCAGAAGAAGAAGCCATTACAAATACATTAGCTTTTAATAAATATGATTTAACTAGACGAAGAATAGCAGAAGACTTAGTTATATTAGGTATAGGAGCGGTTAAAACAGATTTTAATCTATCTGAAGGTGTTACAGTAAAGTACGTTGATCCAGCAAATTTAGTATATTCTTATACTAATGATCCTAATTTTCAAGATATATGGTATGTTGGAGAAGTTAAATACATAAGTCTTAATGAACTTAAAAAAGAATTTCCTCATTTAACAGACGAAGAACTTAAAAGAATAGAGCAATATCCAGGCACTGAAAGTTATATATACGAATACAACGGTAGAAGAGACGGTAATAATATAGCTGTACTTTATTTTGAATACAAAACCTACACTAACCAAGTGTGGAAGGTTAAACAAACAGCTACTGGATTAGAAAAGTCTTTAGAAAAAACAGATGTTTTTAACCCACCTAAAAGTGATAACTTTGAAAGAATAAGTAGATCTATAGAGGTATTATATAGTGGAGCTAAAATATTAGGTCACGATATGATGTTGCGTTGGGGTATGTCGAAAAATATGACTAGGCCAAACTCAAATTTATGTAAGGTAAACATGAGTTATAACATATGTGCGCCTAAAATGTATAAAGGTAGAATAGAATCTTTAGTTGGTCGTATGACTAGTTTTGCTGATATGATACAGTTAACTCATTTAAAGTTACAACAAGTATTAGCTAGAACAGTTCCTGATGGGGTGTTTTTAGATGTTGACGGATTAGCTGAGGTTGATTTAGGAAACGGAACTACATATAACCCACAAGAAGCTTTAAATATGTACTTTCAAACTGGTAGTATTGTTGGTAGATCCATGACGCAAGATGGTGGTATGAATCCAGGTAAAGTTCCAATACAAGAATTACAAACATCTAGTGGTGGTCAAAAAATGGCAAGTCTTATACAAACTTACCAGTATTACTTGCAAATGATGAGAGATGTAACAGGTCTCAACGAGGCAAGAGATGGATCTGTTCCCAATAAAGATTCTTTAGTTGGTCTTCAAAAACTAGCAGCCGCAAATAGCAACACAGCTACAAAACACATCGTGCAGGCTAGTTTGTATTTATCGGCTAAAATTTGCGAAAATATATCACTAAGAATAAACGACGCTTTAGAATATCCACTAACTAGAGAAGCTTTAAAATCTAGTATAAGCTCTTACAACGTCGGCACATTACAAGACATGTATAATTTAAACTTGTTTGAGTTTGGTATATATTTAGAACTAACGCCAGACGAAGAAGAACAAGCTCAACTAGAACAGAGTATACAAATATGTTTACAAAATCAAAGCATATTCTTGGAAGATGCTATAGAAATAAGAGAAATAAAAAATCTTAAATTAGCTAATCAAGTCTTAAAAATGAGACGAAAAAAGAAAGCTGCTGAAGATCAACTTAGAGCGCAAGAAAATATGATTGTTCAAGCAGATGCCAATGCTAAAGCGGCTGAACGAGCAGCTCTAGCAGAAATGCAAAAACAACAAGCACTAGCTGAAACACAGCTACAAATAGAGCAAGGTAAGTCTCAATTTAAGATCAGTGAGATGGAAGCCAAAGCTAGAATAGATCAAAACTTAATGCAGATAAAATACGACTTTGACATGCAGTTAAAGTCTATGGATATGCAAGCTACTAAAGCTAAAGAAGCTGAAATAGAAAAAAGAAAAGATGATCGGATTAAACTAGAAGGAAGTCAACAAAGTGAAATGATAAACCAAAGAAAAACTGATGGACCTCCTATAGATTTTAATGCGAAGTACAGTGATTTATTGTCACGTTAATTATTAATTATTATATTATATTATGTCAGAAGAAATAAAAGAAAATGCTCAAGGCGAGTTAGAACAAGGTGAATTTAAAATAAAGAAAAAACCTGGTAGACCTAAAAAACTAAATAAAGACGCTACTGTATCAAAGGTAGATTTATCTGCTAAAAAAGAAGAAAAACCACAAGAAGAAAAAGAAATAGTGGAATTAAATGTAGATAAAAAAGAAGAAACTACAACAGAAGAAACTCCAGTAGAAAAAGATGAGGTCACTATTGAAGCTGTAGAAACACCAAAAGTAAAAGAAGAAAAACAAGAACCAGTTGTTGAAACTAAAGAAACTGTTTATGAACTTCCTACAGACCTTAAAAAAGTAGTTGACTTTATGAAAGACACGGGTGGTACCTTAAACGACTACGTTAGATTAAATACTGATTTTGACAGCGTAGACGAAAATACACTACTGCGAGAGTATTACAAAAGTACTAAACCACATTTAGATCATGATGAGATATCTTTTATTATGGAAGATAGATTTTCATTTGATGAAGAAGTGGATGAAGAGCGAGATATAAGAAAAAAGAAACTTGCTCACAAAGAAGAAATTGCAAAAGCCAAAAACTTTTTGGAACAAACAAAAGCTAAATATTACGAGGAGATCAAGTTGAAACCCTCGATTAGTCAAGAGCAACAAAAAGCTATGGATTTTTTCAATAGATACAACGAAGAACAAGACGTTAGAAAAGAGAAAATGGAACAATTTGAAACGGCAACTAAAGAATATTTTTCTAAGGATTTCAAAGGTTTTGAGTTTAACTTAGGAGAAAAAACTTTTAGATATAACGTTAAAAATGTTGATAATGTAATAAAAAATCAAGGGAAACTTCAAGGTCTGGTAGGAAGGTTTCTATCCGGAGAAGACAACGTTGATTACAAAAATTATCACAAAGCTCTTTATGCCGCGCAAAATATAGATGATATAGCCAAACATTTTTATGAGCAAGGTAAAACAGATGCAACTAAAGACATAGTAAATAAATCTAAAAACATTGAAACGGCTTCTAGGCCACAAAACAATGAAGATATATTTATAAATGGATTTAAAGTTAAAGCTGTATCAGGCGTTGACAGTTCTAAGTTGAAGATTAAAACAAGAAAAAAATAAAACTTAAAACTAATAAAAATGGGATTAATTGATATGACTCCCGGTATTCAACCTCAACCAAAGAGGTTAGCTCTAAATACAAACTATTTAGATTTTACCGGCGAGGAAGGAGGAAATTTTGCACAGCAATATCTTCCTGAATTGTACGAACAAGAAGTAGAGCGTTATGGAAACAGAACGTTATCTGGCTTCTTGAGAATGGTTGGCGCTGAAATGCCAATGACATCTGATCAAGTTGTTTGGTCTGAACAAAATAGACTACACGTTGCTTATAAGCAAAACGAAGTTGAAGAGGTAGATGGTGAAGCAACACAGCTTCAAATCACTCTTACACTAGGTGCAGATCCAAACGGTGCTGTTAGAATAGGTCAAACTATTTTGATAACAGATAGTGCTACTGGATTAACTGAAGCTAAAGCTTTAGTTCAAAACGTAACTGGTGCAAATTTAGATGTGTTGACAGTTTCTCTTTATGAAACTACTTTCGCTAACTTACCAGCTGGTATAAAAGAAGGGCCAGTTGACTTATTTGTTTACGGTTCTGAATTTGCTAAAGGTTCCACTGGAATGTCTGGTACTATTCAGCCACAGTTTACTCAGTATTCTAACTCACCTATTATCTTAAAAGATAACTTTGAAATCAATGGTTCTGACACTGCTCAGATCGGTTGGGTTGAAGTTGCAACTGAAGATGGAACATCTGGATATTTATGGTATCTAAAATCTGAATCTGAAACAAGATTAAGATTTGACGATTACTTAGAAATGTCTATGGTTGAAGGTGTTAAAATGGACAATGCTGGAGTAACTTTTGCATATGGTGACTCAGGAGCTGTTAACGTTAAAGGTACTGAAGGTTTATTTGCTGCTATCGAAGATAGAGGAAATATATACTCTGGTTTTGCAGGTGCTGCAGGTCCAGGTAACGGTGCGTTAGCTGATTTTGACGAAATACTTAAGCAACTAGACAAGCAAGGTGCTATTGAAGAAAACATGTTGTTCTTATCAAGATCTACTGCTCTTGATTTTGATGATATGATAGCTGCTCAAGCTGGTGGAGGCTATAACTCTACAGCTGCTGCTTCTTATGGTTTATTTGATAACGAAGCTGAAATGGCATTAAACTTTGGATTTTCAGGTTTTAGAAGAGGTTCTTATGACTTCTACAAAACTGATTGGAAATACTTAAATGATGCTACTACTAGAGGAATGGACAAAGTAATCGATGGTGTATTAGTACCTGCTGGAACTACTACAGTATATGATCAAATGTTAGGAACTAACATCAGACGTCCTTTCTTACATGTGAGATATAGAGCTTCTGAAACTGAAGACAGAAGATATAAGTCTTGGATCACTGGTTCTGTTGGTGGTGCATACACTTCTGATCTTGATGCTATGAGAGTTAATTTCTTATCTGAAAGATGTTTAGTTACACAAGCTGCTAATAACTTCGTGTTATTTAGAGGAGCGTAATTTATTAACATTTAAAATTTAGAAATTATGGCAATCATACAAGCAAATGACGGTTCCATCTGGGATTTAGATGGGATTCAAGCAATAGCAGATGGCGATGGTACTATTGTAGTAACATACGCAAATGGTAATGCAGCGGCTTTAACCTACACAACGCCACCTTTTATAAAAGAGTTGGCAGGTTCTAGTGACGACGCTAAAGTAAAAAAGGCTAACGTATTAACAAAAGCTGGAGAGGATGCACAATTAGCAAATTGTACAGCAGCTATAGCTATAGGCGGGGGAGCTGAAGGAATAATCGTGACACCAGGTTATATGGTGCTTCAAGCGGTTGAACTATCAGGTCCTGCGGAATCGTAGACTTTTATATTACAAGATCCCGCTTAGGCGGGGTCTTTTTTTAAATTATTATATTATATATTATGGAAGAACAAGTAAAAGAAACTCCAGCTAAATGGGAGTATAAAGATAGAAATTATTATTTAATAGGTAATAAAACACCATTAACACATACTATACCTAGCAAGCACACGAGAAGATACCCTTTAGTTTGGTTTGATCCAGAAAAAGGCTATGAAAGAGAATTAAGGTATGCTACTAATCAAGAAAGTATTTTTGTCGATGAACAGCAAGGACAAGTAACATTAAAACACGTAGTGTTTGAGAATGGACACTTAATGGTACCTAAAGAAAAAAGAAATTTACAAGAATTTTTAGCTCACCATCCTCACAAGGGTGTTATATTTAATGAGCATGATGAAGTTGCTGTAGCTTCAACAGTGGTTGAAGATTTAGAAATGCAAGTTATAGCAATGAACGCAGCACTACAGATGGACATAGATTTCATGGAAGCTATAATGAGAGTAGAAATTGGTTCTTCAGTTACTAAAATGAGTAGCAAAGAATTGAAAAGAGACACTTTACTTTTCGCTAAGAAAAATCCACAGCTTTTTATTGAGTTAGCTCAAGACGAAAATGTACAAATAAGAAACTTTGGAATTGTAGCTACAGAGCAAGGTATATTAAGACTTGCTGATGATCAAAGAACTTTTAAATGGGGATCTAATGGAAGAAAGTTAATGACTGTTCCATTTGACGAAAACCCTTACTCAGCTCTTGCAGCTTGGTTTAAAACTGATGAAGGTTTAGAAGTTTATAAATCAATAGAGAAAAAACTAAAATAACAAGTGATAATAAATAAGGCGGCTATGCGGCCGCCTTTTTTTTTAAACATAATAAGATATGGCTATAAACGTAAACACAGTATATACAACAGTATTAAGTATACTTAACAAAGAGCAGCGAGGATACTTAACACCAGATGAGTTTAACAAACTAGCAACTCAAGTTCAATTAGAAATATTTGAAAGACTGTTCGATGATTATAGTCAATATTTAAGAATGCCAAAATTAGAAGCTGAATTTGCATCAAAAGTAGATCACGCTTATGAAGAGATTCAGTTTTTTGAAGAAACTAAGGTAGCTGACACTGTTGAGCCACCTAACATATATACTCAACCAGATTCAACTGGAGTCGTTGAGTTAGAACTAGTATTTGAAGGAATAGATGTATTAGATGGTGTGCAGACAACCACACCTGTGACCGGATCAGGATCAGGATGTGATCTTGAACTTTTTACTTTAGGTGGAAATGTGGAAAACTTTACGTTAATCACACCTGGTAAAGGGTATAAAGTAGGTGATATAATAGCTAGTGAAACAGGCTTAGAGCCAGCGACATTTAGAGTAACAGCACTTACGCAAGGTGTTTATAGATTAGGATCTGTATATTATACTTTAATACCTTCTAGTCCTGAAATAAGCATATTAGACAAGCGTAGTTATAAACAACAGGTATTATCTCCAATACTACAACCTAGCAAAAACTTTCCAATAGCTACATATCAGCAAGATAAACTAGAAGTTTACCCTGCTAGTTTTGGTATCGCAAATGTTAATGATGTTACCTTTAACTATATTAGAAAACCTAAAAATGTTGTTTGGGCTTACGGTTTAGGCGATTTAGATCAATACATTTGGGATCAAGTTTACACTGGAGCAAGCGCTATAATACCTAGCACAGGTTCTCAAGACTTTGAATTAAGTGATAATTTTCAAACTGAAGTTATATTAGAGATATTAAAATATGCTGGCGTTATAGTAAGAGATCCTCAAATTATACAAGCAGCTGGTCAAGAATTACAAGCTAATGAAGCTAATCAAAAAAGATAAAAAATGGGATTAATAACAGAGACTAACGCACAATACTACTCAGGACAACAAAGCTTTGTAGCTAATGGTATGCAAAGTGCTTTTCAATGTACTTTTAATACTGATTTGCTAGACACGGTATTTGGGGTATCTAATACTAATTTTAGTGTAACATTAAACGGAGCTGAGGTTAATCAAGATGATTACACATTAGTATATCCTAACATTGTACAGTTTGAGTTTTTACCAGCTGAAGACGACATAATTGTAGTTAGTTTATCTCAACCAGCTACACATAATAACTATGGAAGTTATGAATATATATCGTTAGTTGATGTTATAAACAACTTTATAGTAGCGTATGTTGGAACTGATAAATTAATACCTAGGGTAAAACGACAAGATGTTGTTTTTCATGCTAAAAGAGGTTTACAAGAATTTAGTTACGATACACTTAAATCTATAAAGTCTCAAGAACTTACTGTGCCTCCTAGTTTATCTGTTATTATACCTCAAGATTATGTAAACTACGTTAAAGTTTCTTGGGTGGATGAAGCTGGTATACAAAGAATAATATATCCTACTAACAATTTAACAATGTCTCCTACAGAGTTACCTTTACAAGATGACGAAGGTGTGCCTACTCACGATAATTTAGAAGCTAACCTGTTAGCCGCGCAGTCTCTAGCTGAAGAAAGATGGAAAGTAGAAAACATTAAAGATATAAATGGAAACTTAGAAGATGACTCTACTTTTGTTTATAGTTATGATTGGTGGAAGTTAAATTATGGTAGAAGATATGGGTTAGAACCACAGTATGCTCAGAAGAACGGGTGGTTTAATATAAATAGAAGAGAAAATAAATTTTGTTTTTCTAGTAATATAGCTAATAAACTTATTATACTAGAATATATATCTGATGGTTTAGCATACGATGAAGATATGAAGATACCTAAGATGGCAGAACAAGCCATGTATATGCATATAGCTTATTCTATACTGTCAACAAGAAGTAACGTGCCTGAGTACATCGTTCAAAGGTTTAAAAAAGATAGATCAGCTCAGTTAAGAAACGCAAAAATAAGATTACAAAACATTAAGCTAGACGAGATAGTACAAGTCTTTAGAGGAAAATCTAAATGGATTAAAAATTAAATATGGCTCAAATGAAAAATAATTTCGTCAGGTCTAAAATGAATAAAGACTTAGACGATAGACTTTTACAACCAGGAGAATATAGAGACGCAACGAACGTAAATATAAGTAGATCTGAGGGTGATGATGTTGGAGCATTAGAAAATGTTCTAGGCAACTACTTATTAACTAACTTTGGAAAAGTAAATCCTAATTTAGAAATAATAGGTTACACCACAAACACTGATACTAACGGCGTTTATGTTTTTGCAACAGACTACACTGATGAGTCAGATAATAATTTAGATAATGCCGCTCCGTATGGAGCTACTTGTTATATATTATATAAAGAAGCAAACAACCCACCTAAAACTCTTGTTAGTGGAAGATTTTTAAATTTTTCTAAGACTCATAAAATATTATGCGTAGATTTAATAGAAGATTTAATGTTTTGGACTGATGACAGAAACCAACCAAGAGTCATAAACTGGCAAAGAGCGCTTGAAGATCCAAGTTATTATTACAGCGAAGATCATATTTCTGTAGCTAAGTATTACCCATGGCAAGCTCCATTGTTGATAAACGAAGTTGAAATTGATGGAACAAATTTAGAGTGGTGGGATTCAGGTTGGCCAGGTGACGGTGATATTAATATCTCTACTTATTACAAGGTTTTAAATAAAGCTACTATAGACAAGTTAAGAGTGGGTATGGAGGTTACTTCTTATGTAAACGCTGGAGATGAATATTACGCTTATCCTAAGTTTAGGGCTTTTATTGTAGAAAGGTACGCGCCTGCCACTCTTCCTGGTGGAGAAAGTTATTATATAAAAATAAATATAGAACAACTCCCTGTTCAGCCAAATGTAGCTGACAGTCCTTTTGTTCCGTACGATGATGGATCAGGTGATGATTATAGTTTAAATAAAATAACTTTTGTAGCAGCTTCTAGTCAAGATCAGTTTAATAGATACTTGTATCCACATCAATATATATCGCCTGACTCTATAGCGGCTGATGGACTTTCTTTTGATTCTGGTTCTTTTAGCGCTGATGAGGTATTAGGTGGTATGCAGCTAACTAACTCTAAAAAAATATCAAATCCTCCTGTAATAACATCTGTTACAGAAACATTAAACGCAAATGGAGCAATAGTCGACTATAACGTAACTTTAGATAGACCGTTAAACGCCGACGGTAATGACGTTGAAGAAGGCGATTTCTTAATGGTTAGCTGGTTTAATCCTAATTTTAACAGTTCTTGGCCTGGCGATAGAAACCAAATGGAAGACAAATTTATTAGGTTTGCTTATAGATTCAAGTTCGATGATGGAGAGTATTCTTTAATATCACCCTTTACACAGCCCGCTTTTATCCCTAAGCAAAATGGTTATGTAGTGACAGAACCTATTCCAAATGACGCTGATTCGTTTACTAAACAAGACATATCTATAGCTAGTACTACAACTATTAAGTCTTTTGAAAATTCTGTAAACAACGTTGACGTTCATCTACCTTTTGAGTATGCATGTAATGAACTTGCTGATAAATTAAAAGTTAAAGAAGTTGATATACTATATAGAGAATCAGATAGTTTAGCTATATCAGTTTTGGAAACAATACCTATAGATGACGAATCTTTTACATCTAATAGCACTAAAACATATGTGTATGACTATCAGTCTAAAAAACCATTTAGAGTTTTGCCTGAAGCAGAAACAATACGTGTGTTTGATAAAGTACCTGTAAGAGCTAAAACTCAATCTGTAACTGGTAATAGAGTTATATATGGCAATATATTAAATCAACATACACCACCTTCAGAACTAGAATATAATGTAACAATAAGCGAAAAGTATACGCCAGGTGATTATAGTAAAATTGCTGAAAACTATACAGCGGTAAATCAATCTTCTACTATACCTGCTACAAGTTACCCATATCACACCGTGAAACAAAACAGAAACTATCAAGTAGGAATAGTATTGTCAGATAGATATGGAAGACAAAGTGATGTAATTTTATCTTCTATAACTAACTTTAAACAAGGACAAGATGGAGAAGTAGAAGAGTATGATGGATCTACAGTTTACCACCCTTATCCTGATTCTCCTAGCGATTTGATACCGGCTAATTGGAGAGGTGACTCTATCAAGGTGTTATTTACAAACACTATTCCAAGCGAAAGAACTGACGCTGAAGGTTATCCAGGTATATTTTCTCCTCAAACTTACACCAGAGAAGTTAATAGTGATTTATCAACTGGTACTACTCAAGCGTTTGAACCAGTTGGCACAGGGAACGCCGACAAATATTCTGGCATAGAAATAGGAGATATATTTTTTGGTATTGACGAAAACGATGATGAGGTAATGGGTGTTGTACAATCTGTCATTGCTGAAGGAGACGCTACGTATCCAGACGGTGCTATTATATATCAATCAACTAGTGATGAAAATTTAAAAGACGGGTCTTTAGTTACATTTCATAGTCCAGGAAATAAACTAGGTTGGTATAGTTATAAAATAGTAGTTAAACAATTAATAAATGAGTATTATAATTTATACTTAGGATCTGTAACAACAATAAACAACAACTCGCAAGTTAAGAAAAACGCTACTGCAGGGTTTAACCCATTTGCTTTTGATAGCTACTGTACTAGTTTAATATCTGACAATGTAAATAAAGTACCTGCAGACTTACAAAAGGTAGCTCCTGAACAAGTACAATTTGGTACAAGTGACACTTTGTTATATCCTCGCATAGGAACTACTTTAGGTCCTATTAAGAAAAAATATGCAAGCCAGTTTTATTATGGAACAAAAACAGCATCTATAGCAGCTTATGGTAAAATGTTAGATTTGGGATTACAAGACGTAGATGAAACAGAAACTAATGGATATCCTAGCTCTCAAGGTATTTGGTCAGCTTCAAACAACCCGACAATGATTGTTTTAGGTATGCCTAATGGAGAGTCGATAGGTCTAGAACCAGTAGATACTGGCGAAAGAACTTTATTTGCTGCGATGGAAGTAAAAGCAGAACCAAGTAAAATAGATATATATTGGGAAACGTCAACATCTGGTCTTGTAACAGAATTAAACAATTTAGTAAGCGACGGCCCAAGTTCTGATCCAATACCTCAAGATCCAGATCCTTTTTTACCACCAATAATTGAAAAATAAATATTATGAGTTTAGCTATAGAAGTAGATTTTTTTAATTCGTATGTTGTAAGAAAAGTAAGATCACAAAGATCAGATGTTTTTTTTAGTCAAAATGGCACGTGGTGGCCTGGTGCTACTAGAAGAGGCGCATACACATTTAGTCAAGAAGCACAAATTACAGATAATTGGTATATAGAAGAATCTAGAATAAGAGGAGGCTTTAATAATGTTAGTACAGATCAAGGAGTAAGAGCATATTTAGATGATCCATTTCCACTCCAGCAAGATAGAAAAGCCACCTTAATATATTCTGGTATATATAACTCTAGAACAGGAGTAAATGATACTAATGTTTTTTCAGTAGGTACGGACATAACCAAGTCTTTAGATCCGGTAAATGGGTCAATACAATTCACATATGCTGAAGACACTAACTTAATTGTGTTTCAAGAAAATAGAATACATAGAGCTTTAATAGATAAAGATACTATATACACTACAGAAAGTGGTACACAAACACAAGCTGGCGCTGCTGTTATAGGACAATTTGTACCGTATAAAGGTGAATACGGAATAAGTAAAAATCCAGAATCTTTTGCAATATATAACTATAGGAAATACTTTGCTGATAGAAACCGCAACGCTATAATGAGACTCTCTAATGATGGTCTTACTGAAATTAGCATGTATGGAATGATGGATTGGTTTAGAGATAATTTATCTGAAATGAATCTAGATAGTGTTGCTACATTACAAGCTGATTTAACCAGCAACATGAATACGGGTGATATGATTGTTTCTATAGAAATAGAAGGCGACGGATTACCACAGGTTGGCATGTTGTTTGCGCCGCCAACCTCTACAGCTGAAAACGTTACTATTACTTACATAAATGAAACAAGTGCAAACAATTATGACATTTGGTTAAGTAAACCTATAGATGTTACACTTGCGTCTGGTTCAGTGGTTAATATTAGAATAAGTTACAAGTCAGAGATAATAGGTGGATGGGATATACATAATAAAAATTACGTTGTATCACTGCAGAAATACCCTAATAAAGTTGAAAATTACATAAACATACCTATAGAAGATCAATATGATACTGTAGTTTTTGAAGAGCAAATAAACGGTTGGGTGTCTTTTATGACATATAAACCTAACTTTATGTTTAGTTTACTTAACAAATATTACACGACTATTAAAACTGAACTATGGCAACAGCATTATGATACTGTGCCTGCTTCAACGTTTAGATCAAGATTTTATAGTGTAGATTATGGTTCAGATATAACTTTTGTTTTCAACCAAGCTCCTTCTACAGTTAAAAATTTTAAAACTATAAGTTATGAAGGTAGCAGTGGTTGGGAAGTTGAAGCTTTTAAATCTGGAAATGAAGGATTTGACTCTATAGATCCAAATTGGGTTGAATTTAAAGACAGTATTAAATCTATAAAAAGTTATTATGAAGGTTTATATTCTGATCCAGTAACAGGACAACCTACAAGAGCAGGTTTTAACAGAAAAGAAAATAAATATGTAGCTAATTTAGTTTCTAATTCCACGCCTAGGCCTGGTGAAATTAGGTTTGGTGCAGACATGACAGGTATAAAAGGATACTTTGCTACAGTTAAAATAAAAACAGATGCCACAACTGATCCAGGTGGCCCAAAAGAACTTTGGTCAACAGGAACTGAATTTGTTCAGTCCAATGGATTTCAATAATTAAATATAATGAAATTAAATATAAGAAAAGTAAATGAAAAAGATTTTATAAACATAGATAAATGGTGGATTGATTGGCAAGGTAAAACCGTGCCTCGTGAGATATTACCTGAAACAGGTTTTATTGCAGAAATTGAAAACAAACCTATTTCTGCTATATTTATGTTTAAAACTAATTCAAGTACAGCCGCTATACAATGGGTTGTATCGGATAAAAACTATAGAGAAGAAAATAGAAATAAAGTATTACAAGAGTTAATAAAAACGTGCGAAGAAGAGTGGAAAAAAGATGGTGGTAAGTTTCTATTTTTTTGGGGAAATAATAAAAAGTTTAATAACACTTTAGTAGACATCGGCTTTAAAGTTGGTGATACTGATTACGATCAATTAATAAAAAGTATATAACATGGGAGGCAAATCAGAAGACGCATATAACGAACAGATGGAGGGTAAAATGGATCTTGTTAGAGATGCTCAAACCAAGTTCTCACAACGCGCTAATATAAAAGAACAACAGTTAAATTATTTAGTTAAAAACAGACAGGCTGCTATTAATCCTTATGAAAACATAACTAATCAATTTAATAATTTGCCAGTTGCTACAAAAGCTTCTGAGATGCAAGCAGAGGAAGCTGACATAGCTTTAGCTAACACGCTGGATACTATGGCCGCGACAGGTCAAAGTGCTGGTGGTGCTACAGCGTTGGCACAAGCTGCATTAAGAAGTAAGAAAGGTATTGCAGCAAATATAGAAAAGCAAGAAGTTTCTAACGCTAGAGCTGCTGCGCAAGGTGCAGACGCTGTACAAAGAATAAAAGCTGAAGGAGAAAAATTTAAGTTTAGTATAACTGAATCAAGACAAATGGCTGACATAAATAGAACTTCTAATCAATTAGATGCTGCTAGAGCAAACGAAACAGCTGCTACATCACTTTTGATGCAAATGCAAATGGATAACGCCTATACAGGCGGAGATGATTAAATTTACGAGATGAGTTACGAAAAACCAAACACACAATTTCAGGTATATAGACCTTCTAATGTTCAAGCACAGCAACAAGAAAGAGATAGTCAAAAAGAACAACAGAGAAGAGCTAATACTGCTAGAAACCTACAAACACTTTTTTCAGCTGGAGAACAGGTTGTTGGTAGTTTACTTCAAAGAAAACTAGGATTAGATGCTTTTTCAGTTGCTTCGATTGAAAGAAGTAATAAATTGAATAACCAAGTAGCTCAATTTGGAACTCCATATGATGACTTCAACGATAAAAGCCAGTACTTTTTCTCAGAGCTAATAAGTAATTTTAATGAAATACAATCTGCTTTAGACAAAGGAGAGCACACAAACCCTGAACTTGCTAGAAGAGACTTAGCTAGAATAGAACAAATGGTAGATCAATATGAAGATGGTATAGCAAACATCATGGCTACATCAAAGATAATTGACGATGCTATGAAGGTGTACAGGCAGAAGGGAGCAGGTGCAGCTAACACACTAAGTGTAACAGGCGCTTGGGCTCCTCAGTTAAATATAATAGATAAAGTTAGAAGAGGTGGTTCATTAGCAGATGATATATTAATAACTCATGATGGTACTAATATTATCTTAGAAGATCACAGCATTACATATAAACCAGGTACTGAAATGTATAAAAAATATGGGGCACACCCAGTATTAAATATGGCTGAGTTTGGTAAAGCTTTAACAAACAAAGATAATCCATACATAAAACTCGTTCAAGACATATCACCTGATCTTACAAACGCTTATGATTCTTTTATGAAAAACAAAAGAGGTACAGCTTATAATGATGTGTTTACTATTATAGAAGAAGAAACAAAAAAAGAACTAGAGGAAAAAGGTATAGATCTTGCTACAGCAACTAGAACTTTAACAGCTGAAAAAGAACTAGAATTAAAATCTGCTTTAAGTGGTATACCTGTAAAGATTGGAGGTAAGGATTACGTTGTTGACGGTGAAACTGTTCTTACTGGAGGTATGTATGAACAACTTATATTTCAAGATGGTGAAAGTATATGGGAAGACATGATGCCTACTAGCACCACAGGAGATAAAGAATACCCTTTAACACCACCTCCAAGAGGATCAGCTGCTTATGGTGAATATTACACGACCTTTTATAAACCTATGGTTGACTATTTAGTAGAAAGAACAATAGAAGAAAATGCTATAGATTTAGTAAGAGTAAGTCAAATGGAAAAATTCAACGAGGACGGATCACCTAAACCTGGTTACGACGATCAAGGTAATACAGTGTTAGAAGATGACAGAGGCGCGTCTAGATTAAGCGAAAGAATTATAACGTCTAATAACTTTGACGAAGATTTAGAGTTGATTAAAAGTGCTAAACCAGGACAAATTATAGTGTTGTCTGATGGTAGAAAATTTAAGAAAAACCCTTAATAAAATATAATGGCTGGATACGAAGAGTTACAAATACCAACCGACTTTACTTTAATAGAAGACAAAGTTGAGGTTCCTAATGATTTTACTTTAATAGAGACAGAAGAAGAAAAAAAGAAAAGAGAAGAAGCCGAGTTAATAGAAAAGAAAAAAGCAGAGCAACTTAAAAAGAAACAAGAAGAAGAAGCCGCAGCTCAAGCTAAAATAAAAGAAGAAGAAGCAAAAAACAAAATAGAAGAAGATCCAGATGTAGAAAACATAGAGATTGATCCATTAGATGGTGCAAATGATCAAGAGCCCGGTGATCCAACTACATATACAACGAGTAAAGAAATACTTAAAGCTTTTGAAGATAAATATAATATCAACTTAAGAAAAATAAAAAAGACTGATAAAACAAATCCTATAAATGACTACTTACAATCTCTAACAGACAAAGCGGCAGCTGACCTTGAATCAGAATTAAATGTAGAGTTTCCAGAGGGTATAGATAATTTTATAGGAACCAATGATAAGGGCGAAACTCAATGGTTAGGCGATCAGTTAAGTTTGGATGTTTATAACGAAATAATGGCCAGACATGTTGAAAAGAAAGAGGAATTATTAAAAACCCAAGAAGATATTGATTTTTTAGTTACAGAGTATAACAAGCTGATTACTGTAGAAAATAAAATTCATCAAGAACTGTTTTTAAAAAAGAAAGCTGAGTCAGAAGCACATGCCTTAAATTTAGAAAACACATTGTATTATCACTATGATAAAAATGGTAAACTAAAAGGTGTATATAATTATAATGATATAAGAGATATATACGTAGATGGACCTAGGTATACATATAAAGAATTTAAAAATCCTGATACATACGCTAAACTTCATGGTGGAGATAATGTAAATGAACAGTCTGAAAGAGCATTAAGAAAGGAATACCTAAATAGTATATACTCTTTACCTAAATTCAACAGCGTTGAAGAGTATATAGAAAAATGGAACACAGATGGCACAGCACAAGGAGCAGGTTATTGGCTTAGGTCTGATAAAAAGTACGTAAACAAAGATGACGAAACCATGGTTTTTCTCGATGAATTCGTTGTTGAAACTAGTAAACAGGATGTTAAAGATGCGATAAAGCGAAAAAATGAAAGATTAGCTGATTACAGTAATATAGATAATAGAAGAAGATATTTTTCATCTAGAGATGAAGAAGGTTTTGTTAGTTTATACGAACCTATTATATCTGGACAAAAGCCTACTCAAGGTATAGCAGCTTTAAAAGAAATTTTACCGCCACATATAGAGTTTCTTAATAATGGTTACAATAGAGTTACTATGACCAATACTAGATTAGATCGCTCAGATCCTAATCGCCAAATAACAATTTCATTTGGATATAAAATGCCTAAGCTGTTTGGGTGGGGTGAATGGACTGATAAAGAGATAGCTAAACAAGAGGGTGATTTAGCAAATTGGTTGTCTTTAAATACAAACGCTGAAGACATTACTTATATGCTACAGAAAGATGAGGAAATTAATGACTATATAAGAAAACTTAACGAAAAAGATTCTAACGAAGGAGGATTAAATGTAGAGTGGAAAAGAGAAGGAATGATAAATGCTTACATGAACCCTTCATTTGAAAACACTAAATATGTTGCTAATACTGTAGGTCAATTATTTGCAGCTGACGGTAATACACTTGGAGAAGTTCAAGCAACTCCAGTCAGTGTTAACATGTTTCACTTTTCTCCTGTGCAAGATGCTGATCGTGTATATGAGGATAGAGGAATACCAACTGAAGGTGATTATCAAGACTTTGTAAGCTATAAAAATAGAAATGTTGTCAACGGCGTAGTATACAAAGACAATGTTAATGACAAAAATGCAGAAGCTTTAAACGCAGCATTTAACGCGTTCTTAGAATCTAATTCTATTGGCGGAGTTGGTGGTAATGTTAATACGTCTAGTCTACCTATATATAGACAAAATGCTAAAGTTACAGATTTTGGAGACGACATTGAAGGAGGCGGTAAATACTTGACTAGAGGAAAAGGCTATAGTATAGTTGCAGCTGAGGTAAACGACGAGCTTGCCGGTTTAGAAAACTACGAAAGAATAAAAGCGTATTCTTTAAAAAACGAAGAGGCTTTATTTTCTTATACTGCTAAAGATGGAACAAAAAAGATATTTGACACAGAGGAGTGGAGTAAAAATAATAATGGTAAAAATTTTACTCAACACATAGCTACTTTAGCTGTCACTGATTTTCTAGTTCCAGAACAAATGTTTGATGCGAGAAAAGAAGCTGTTGAAAATTTTATAGAAATAGATAGATGGGAAACAGAAGAAAGACAAGTACAAGGAAAATTAATGTTAGGTCAGTTAAAAATTTCTCAACAACAAAAAAATAAACTAGCAGCATTAAACATTGAAAATAAAAAGATAACACAAGAGTACAAGGATCAAAACTTATATTCTGTTGAAACTTTACAAGCTATAATGAACGATCCTTCTTACGACATTGATGTAGACTTATTTGGTGCAGATGGGGAAATTGTAGAAATAACAACAAATTACAAAGGAGCTGATGGAGAGTTTGTTAAAAAACTTATACCTAAAAGAATAGCAGATCAAGCGCAGATTCAAATGAACCAAGCTATATGGTTAAGTCAAAGAGCTAAAAGTAACATTATTGAGTTTGATTCTTTACTAGAAGAAATGCCGTCAGACAATGAAAGATGGGAAGCTTATAAGTTAAACTACAGTGACTTTGATATGAACGTAGAAAACTTTTTGCTTGGTGGGGCTGATTTTATAGGTAATATACTATATGGTGGTTATAAATATTTAACCCCGTATGGTTGGGCAAATTCAGCTTTAAAAGCTGGTGGTATTATAAAAGAAGATCCTATAACAGAAGTAATGTTAGGTTGGAAAACTTATAAAGAAAACCACATGAATACCTACAATTTACCAAACTTTGAAACAATTAATTCTTTTGGAGATTTTTCTAGTTGGTTTTTCAACATGGCTGGAACTCAAGCTTGGCAATTTACAACTATGGCTATTAGTGGTGGTTCAGCTTATATACCATTAACGTTGCTCGGATTATCTGCTACTGGTGATAGAGATCTTAACTATAGATCACAAATAGCAAAGGGAAATCTAACAATGAATGAAGGTGGAATTATGTGGAGAAGTTTGCTGTCCGGTATAAGTGAAGGTACATTAGGATCTCTTGGTCAATTTAGAATAATACAAAAAGGTTTTGGTTTGGCTAAAGGTGCAGGCAAATTTGCTGATGACGTTTGGGTTACTAGTAGAAGACAATATTTTAGACAACAAGCCTCACCTTTAATAAAAGATTTAGCATTAGACGTTGGTGGTGAAAATATAAATCAAATATTTAATAACATAATGGATGGTAATCCTTACACTGAGGGGTTAGGTGAGGTTACTGCTACTAGTTTATTAATGTCAGGTCCTATTGCTGTGGCTAGTCCTGTATATTATGGTTTGGCTACTAAAGATTTTATAGCTGCAGATATAAGAAACACGATAGATGAACAGACATATGAATTAAAACAATTAAAAGATAAGAGCGGTTATCTCACTAGACAAATGCAGGGTATGTTAACATCTAATCTAGGTAAGCCTTTTAACCCTACTGTTAGTTTAAAAGTTCAAAATATAAACCAACAAATAGCTTTAAATAATGAAGCTATAGCTTCTTTAGAAATAGATTTAGCTGAGTCTTGGAATAACTTTGATTATCAATTTAAAAATGTAGGTTTAAATAGTACTGTAAATAGCGTTGGTGTAAACAACTATACTGCTATGATGAAAAAAATGTCTTTAATAAAAGCTGAAGCATTGACTTTAGTTAATGATAAAAATATAGCGCCTTCTCTTAAAGAATCAAAACTGAAGCTGCTTAACGACATGTACTCTGGTTTAAACCAATCTAAAAATAAATATCTTTCTACTAAGTACTGGAGTAATCCTTATTACTCGCTTCAAGGTTCTGGATTTTTTAATAAGAAAAACAAAGCTAAACTAGAAGAATTAGACAGAAAAGCTGAAGAAGCTATTTTACAAGACAAAGGATTAAAACACAACCCAACAGCTCAAGAAATACAAGACAAGGCGGTTGAAATATATAATACAGAGCTAGCTTTAGAGCAAGCTAATATAGATAAAAGAGCTAATCCAAACTTAATGATTGTTGAAAGTTTTGAAGATGTTGAAACAATAATTAATAATTCAGATTTAAACGAGACAGATAAAAAAGCTACAATTAATGGAATAAAAAATAAAACTAAAAATGGTTTTACTATAGTTAATCCTGAAGGAAACAACGTTGAAGTAGCTTATATTCCTAATATGGCTCATAACTCTATGTTTAATACTGGTGGACACGAAACTAGTCATACTCCTTCTGCAAAACTAATGATGGAAAATCCTGAAAAGTTTACTGGTTTTGGTGAGCAGTTGCTCGCTTATATGGAAGATTTAGATCCAAGGGTTTGGGAAGTTATACAAGCAGAGAATAGTAATTTAAAGAATGAAGATGGATCTTGGGATTATACAGAAGTAATAGCTTCTTTTATTGAAGCAACAGGTGGACCTAATCCTAAAATAAAAGCTGATGACTTAACTAAAGGTAATTTTCCAGCTATATTTGCAACGTTGTTAAATAAAGGTTTGCACGAGGCTAGTGATGGAGATTACACTATACCATTTAGAGGGCAAAATGATGTTGTGCAGTATTTTATAGGCATGGCAGCTGCACTAAACAAAGGTGAAATTAATATAGGTACTTATACTGAAAGATTAACTGAGCTTGTAGAATCACAAACTCCTGTAGTAGATATAAACCAACAAGCAGAAACAGCAGATCAACCAGTTGCCGCAGCTGCTAGCGATATTAAATCTTCTGATGTTACTTTGCTAGAAGCTATAAACAACTTATTACCTAAAGACATAAACACTAAAGCTAAGTATGATGAGTTTATAAGAGATGAAAGGAAAGCTAAAGCTGTAATAGATTCTTTAAATAAACCAGGTGGAGCTATAAACAACTATATAAGATCTAAACAAGTTAGCCCAGAAGAAGGTGATCAAATGATAGAAAATACATTGTTTAGATTATTTAACTTTAACCCTGAAGAAACTAGAGCAGATGGAAGTGTTGTTGGTCCTGAAGGTTTTGGTGAAAGAATATTTGCAGACACTAGGTTTGCATCAATGGACGCTAGAAAGAAACTAGCTATAGAAGCAGAAAAGAAAAAACAAGAATCTAGAATAGACGATGAAGAAGCTAAGCAAATAGCCGCTGATGATTCACCTAAATCTAAACCTGAAGATAAAAAATCTAGGGTAACTCCTAAATCTAAAATTCCAAAAGCATTTCCTGAAGTAATAAATCAAGAACTTAAAGACGATTTCATGGCTGCTGCCTTAGAAATATACGAAAGTGAATTACCACCTATTTCTGAAAAAGAATTTAAGGCTGTAGTTACAGATATATTTAGAGGTAAAATGACTGACAAAGTTAAGAAAGCTTTAGGTAATAATAAGATGTATGAGTTTACAGTGAAGAAGATGGCGCCTGTAATGAAAGATCTTTTACCACCACAATGGTTTGTTAGATTAGAAAGTCAAGTTAAACCTGAAGATAGAATATTTACTAAGCCTCCACGTAGGTTAACTAAGCAAGCTGATATAGATAAAGCTTTAGACAATGACAAAGTATATGTAGAGAATACTAAGCAAGGTGTTAACTTGTATGAGTTTAAAGATTTTAAACCTCAAGAACTTATAGATTTTTTATTACCACCATTAAAAATAACAAGTAAGAAAACTGGTAAAGAAGTTAGAAGTGGTTTACGAGGTAATAGAAAAACAGCCTTTGCCGAGGGTATCACTGATCAACTAGGGAAAGATGTATCTCCATCTGCAGCAAGAAAAGCGGGTAAATCACCTAATCAAATAGCTGAAATAGCTAAAAAAATGCAAGTAGAACCAACTATTAAGTTTAGCGCGGCTGGAGTAAACGAGAAAATGAAGAAAATAGGTTCTTATGATTTTAGAGGATACAATAGTAAAGGTGAGTTGAACGCGAAAGATAGGGACGCCTTTATGGTTAGCATGTTAGATTCTTATGATTTAGGTTCTGAAACTTTAACATCAGGTAGTTTTGCTAACATGAGTAGCGGTTTGTCTAAAGGTCAAAACTTAAACGCTGTTGATAGAGCAAAGCTTAAGCTACTACTATTGTTTGCTAATAAAACAAAGTCTGGTTGGAACTTAAATGAAATTACTATACCTGATGTAGGTAATATAGATTTATCAAACAGTTCTTTAAGTGAGCTAGAAAGCCTATATAAAAAATACAAAAGTAAAGCAGATCCATTAAAGGTAAAGAAAAGTGAAAACTTACAAAAAGTTTTTGCTAGCGTTAGTACAGCTTGGAAAGAGATATCTACAAGTCCTAACACGTTTTATAATGATCCTAAATACATAGAGAATAGACAAGCAAACTATTTAGGGTTTGGAGAAATGATAAAATCTTTTGATGATACTTATAAAAAATCTAAAAATAAAGTAGGCGTTCTTCAAATGATAGGTGGTATATTTAGAACTGCAAGTGCTAACAGCTCGCACGTTGTGAGAATGGCAGCGTATCCTTCTGGTCTTACTTTAACTTATAATGATGGTTCTGGAATAACAAGAGAACATGTTATACCGCAAGCTGATATAGCTGATTTTATATTTGACTTAATAGCTGATCCATCTTTAGATACTGATTTAGGCATTAAGTTAATTAATAAAAACTTTTTACAACTATTTATTAGTCACAACCAAGATGGCTTGTTAAAGAAAGCTGGATTCCAAAGTAAAATGCCAGATGGATATTGGAAAAGCTGGTATGACGCTTTACGTAGTGGAGATTTATCTACGGCGTGGGATTTTGAAACAAGGTATTTTCACCCAGATGTAAACAAGCAAAAGAATCCAGATGGTACTTTAGGTTTTGATCCGTTCGGAACAATGCTTTTAGGAGAGTCTATTGCTGCGAAGTATAAATTAGAAAATATAGTTCCTAAAAATCAAAGATCGAACCCTAATGTAAGAGCGTTAACTCAACAGTTAATATATGATTTAGCTTCTAAAAAAATAGATACTAAAACTGCTCAAAAAGAGTTGTTCCAGTATTTAAAAGATAATGGAAATGGTAGTCTAGCGACTAATCAAAATAAAGCAACTAAGGTTACTGCTGCAGAAATAGTAAGTTCTGAAGTAACAAATGCCAATGACAATAACGATATTAACAGTTTAATTAACGATGCTAGAACTTTAGATACCGCTTTAAATAAAGCTAATTCATTAGATCAACCAATAAAAAAGATTAGAGTGTTTGATTTTGATGACACGTTGGCGACTAGTAATAATATTGTAATAGCTACTAAAGATGGTAAAACAAAAAGATTAAACGCGGAAGAGTTTGCTAAACAAGGATTAGAATTAAGAGAAGATGGTTGGGATATGGACTTTTCAGATTTCAACAACGTTACTGACGGTGGTCGTGGTCCTTTGTTTGATGTTGCTCAAACAATTAAAAAAGCTAGAGGCAATGAAGATTTATTTGTGCTTACCGCTAGAGCACCTCAAGCGCAAGACGCTATATATGAATTTTTAAAAGCAGAAGGTTTAGAATTTAAAAAAGAAAACATAATTGGTCTTGGTAATTCTACAGGTGAAGCTAAAGCTGAATGGTTAGTTGGTAAAGCTGCTGAAGGTTACAATGACTTTTATTTTGCTGACGATGCTTATCAAAATGTAGCAGCCGTTAAACTAGCTATGTCTCAACTAGATGTTAAATCTAAAGTACAGCAAGCTAAGATAAAAAGTTCTGAAGTGTTAAGTGAAGACTTTAATAAATTACTAGAAGAAAGCACTGGTGTAGAATTTTACAAAGAGTATTCGCCTGTTAAAGCTAAAACTGTTGGCGCGAACAAAGGTAAGTTTAAATTCTTTATACCTTACTCAGCTGAAGATTTCTTGGGATTAATATACCCTACATTAGCTAAAGGTACTACAGGCGATAAGCAAATGGCTTGGTATAAGAAACACTTATTAGATCCATATACTAAAGCACAAGAAAACTTATCAGCGGCTAGGTTAAATTTAATGAACGATTTTAAGACACTTAAAAAATCATTAGATGTTCCTAAAGATTTAAGAAAAAAGAATCAAACAGGATTAACAAATGAGCAAGCTGTAAGAGTTTATTTATTTGATCAAATGGGTTATGATGTACCTGGTTTATCTAAAAGAGACTTGCAAGAGTTAACAGACATAGTTAATTCAGATGGGAAATTAAAAGTTTTTGCAGATCAAATTCTTACAATAACAAAAGGAGATGGTTATATAAAACCTAAGGCAGATTGGCAAGTAGGAACTATAACTACAGATTTAGTTGATTTAATTAACACAGAGAAAAGAGCCAAGTATTTAGCTGAATGGCAACAGAACGCAGATGCTATATACACTGAAAAGAACTTAAACAAATTAGAAGCTTTATACGGATCTAAATATGTTGAAGCATTAAGAGGAATATTATCTCGAATGAAGTCTGGTAGAAATAGGCTTGAAACAGGCAATAGACTTAGTAATAAAATGTTAGATTACATAAACGGTTCTATTGGTACTATAATGTTCTTCAACACTAGGTCAGCTGTATTACAAACTATATCTTCTATTAACTTTTTAAATTGGAGTTTTAACAATCCTTATCAAGCTGGTAAAGCTTTTGCTAATCAAAAACAATACTGGACAGATTTTGTAAAACTAATGAACTCTGATTATTTAAAAGATAGACGTAATGGTCTTAAATTAAATATTCAAGAAAGTGAAATAGCTGATGCTGCTGCTACTGCTAAAAATAAATCTAAAGCTGTTTTAAATTATATACTACAAAAAGGTTATTTACCTACACAATATGCTGATAGCTTTGCTATAGCTGCAGGTGGAGCTACGTTCTATAGAAACAAAATAAACGATCTAATTAAAAATGAAGGGATGTCTCAAGCTGATGCAGAAGCTCAAGCATTAGTAGAGTGGAGACAAATTGCAGAAGAATCACAACAGTCTTCTGATCCAAGTAGAATATCAGCTCAGCAATCTGGTGACTTTGGTAGACTTATATTAGCGTTTGGTAATACACCTATGCAGTATGCACGTATACAAAAAAGAGCTATACAAGATCTAATTAATGGTAGAGGCGATGCTAAAACAAACGTAAGTAAAATAATATACTATGGTGTTATACAAAACATAATGTTTAATGCTTTACAACAAGCGTTGTTTGCAATAGGTTTTGGTGATGAAGACGAGGATAAAATAAACGAAAGAGTATATGACATGCTTAATGGATCTCTAGATTCTACACTTAGAGGTTTAGGTATAGGCGGTGTAGCAGTATCTACCGCTAAAAACTTTTTACTAAACGTATATGAAAGATCAGGTAGAAAAAGACCGGAGTATGTAGATTCTGTGTGGGAATTATTAAGATTTTCTCCTCCTATATATTCTAAAATATCTAAATTAAAACAAGCGGCTTGGCAGTTTGATAGTAAAAAAAGAAGACAAAAAATATTTGACAAAGGTTTTTCTTTAGACAATCCTGCTTATGAGGCTTTTGCTAAAATAGTAAGTGCAACTGCTAATGTACCTATAGATAGACTTTTCTATAAGTTTAAAAACATTGAGGGTGCTTTAAACAGTGATAATGAAATGTGGCAAAGGATAGCTATGGCAGCTGGTTGGCCTAAGTGGCAGCTAGAAAAACCTAAAACTGAAAAGCAGGAAGAGGAAGAAAGACAAGCTAAATTATCTCCAGAAGAAAAAATTAAAGAACAGGAAATAAAAAAAGAACAAAAGGCTGTAAGCAAGGCAGATAAAGCAAGAGAAAGAGTTAAAGCAGCTAAAGGATCTACAGACTATGATACATTGAAAAAACTAACGTCAGCTGAACAAATAAAAATGCTTAAAGGTTTAGGATATGGGGAGTACACTATTAAAAATGCTAAGACGGAAGATGATAAAATAAAGTTGATAATACATAAAAATAGTGGTGGTAAAATAAAAGTAGATAAAATAGCAGCTGCAACTTACAAATATAAAAAGCTTAACAAAGCAGAGCAAATAGCTAAGTTAGATAGTTTAGGTTTAAGTAAAGCTCAAATCAAAGCTTTAAAATACGAAGAAGATAGAGTTAAAAAAATAATAGAACTAATGAAGGAACAATAACAAATGGGCACCATACCCAAAGTTCCTGTAACCCAAGGGAGATCGAAAGGTCTCCCTTTTTTTATTAGCAATTACTTAACCTTATCTTAAGGAAATATAGTGACAATAGGGTGATAGGTAATGTATGAAAAAATTACTAATTGCTTTGTTGTTGCTAGGAAGTTGCACTAAGCCAGATCCAATAGTTGAGGTCAACGACGATTTACACGGTAGAATATATAACGATACTACATTGACAGCAGACAGAGAGTGGGTACTCGATGGACGCGTAAGTATAATGCCGGGTTACACGCTAACCATTGAACCGGGTACAATCGTAAAAGCCAAAGCTGGTGATGGTGCTAATGCAAGTTGCTTAATAATAACTAATGGTGCTAAGATAAATGCAGTAGGTACACCTCAACAACCTATAGTATTTACAAGTATAATGGAAGCTCACCCTGAACAAAGAGGTTTATGGGGAGGATTACTTATACTCGGCGATGCTGTTGGTAGTTTTCCAGGTGAGGTAGAACAATTACAAATAGAGGGTATACCAGCTAATGATGAGGTAGGTTTATACGGAGGTACAAACAACAATCACAATGCAGGTATATTGCAATATGTTTCTATAAGACATGGAGGTGCTAGCATAGGAGAAGGAAACGAAATTAACGGATTAACACTAGCTTGTGTAGGAGATGGAACTATTGTAGACAATATTGAAGTAATGTCAAATGGAGATGATGGCGTAGAGTTTTTTGGTGGTATGGTTAATGCTACTAATATACTAGTATGGAGATGTGCTGATGACTTTATAGATATTGATCAAGGTTATTCAGGTACAATTGATAACTTATTATTAATACCTGACTATGTATCTGATCATGTAATTGAAGCTGATGGAGGTGAAGGTGCTTACAACCCTAACTTTACTATAACTAATTGTAATATGCTTGACACTATATTTTGGCCTGCGTATATACATTTTAGAGATGGTGCTAATGGATATTTATCTTACCAAGGTGATTGTGATTTTCATTATGAACAAGATGTTAACGTAAATGTTGACACAGTAACAATAGATAACGAGAATACATTTGATTGGACTTACTACAAAAATTATTAATATACTCGGCTGGAGGTATAGAACTTAGTTACGTACTTATATTGTACAGGCATTATAAAAAAGTAAAGGGGCCGTAAGCCCCTTTCTTCATTTAGCAGCCACCGCAGTAGCCATTACAATATGGACACATAACTTTTATTTTAAATTAAGTAATCTCACAAGCTCCACCAGCGCAAGCTAATTCGCCGGATAGATCTGTATTATCTTCAACTTCTACAATGTTTTGTAGATTAACTTCAGTCAAATGCTTCATCATATAATCGTATTTAACCTTGCTTATGTCTTCAAAAGGTGCTTGAGTATAAGTACCTCCGTCATAAGGTAAAACAGATAATCCATTATAAAATTCTCTATTCTCCCACATCCATTCACCTGCGTACTTCCACTCTTGTTGTTTTAAACTAACAGTAGCAGAAACATTATGAGTATTGGATCCTTTCCTATGACCTGGTTTAACCCACTCTGTAGCAACTTTCTTTATACGTTCAAGTAAATCAAATGGTGATTCATCTCTAAGTATAGAACCCGCTGGTGCTTTTTGAGGTATACCTATTACAGCTGTATCATGAGGTCTAAAATATTCATCTTCAACTAACTCAGGGTGGTTTTCAACTAAGTATTTATATATGCTTTCGTTTTTACCAACTCTGATTCTACGAATGTAATAATCGTTATGCCATGCATGTATACCCGAAGAAGTTCCTAATGCCAGAGATGTTGTCCCTGCAGGCTTTACGGTTGTGCATCGTGCTGCTGAATTAATTCCAATCAGCTTCGCGACTCTTGCGTTTTCTCTTTTGACTAAGCTTGCGGCTTTCTGCATGTCGTATCCTAACACCGTGCCCGAGCCTATCCCAGTCATCGAGACGCCTATTAAAGCGTCTTTCTCTGTTGTTTGTTGCCATACTTCTCTTAAATAGTGAAAGTCAGTATAACCTGCTTGTAACGTACCTATAAAGGCAGCAGCTTTCACTCGTTCATTTAAATCTTCTTGTGATTCAATATCACTAGCATTTACTTCACACAGGTTACAAAACTGATATGGTCGTAAAGCTATTTCACAACAAGGGTTTGTACCCCAGTCTTTATCGTTGTTAAAGTAAATACCTGGTTCACCTGCTCCAGATAATTCAACTCGTTTCCATAGATCCATAAAAAACTCCTTAGTTACTTTATGTCTCATAAGAACAGCTGAATTATTAGCTCTTCCACGTTGTGGGTTTTTCTCCCACCAATGACCTATTTTAGCTGAGATCATTTCGTCGTCGTCTGCTGAGAACAAACTTATCAAAGCTGCTCGACGTATCCCACCAGCTAAGACGGCGTCTGCTATATGGCAAACTATGTCGTGTACCTCTAATGTGGATAAGGTATCTGCTTCTTCCTTTGAATCTAAAACTCCTGTTATTTTTACTATACATTCTTTAAGTGGTTGAGGTCCGGGTGCTTTACCACCAGACGTTACTAATAACGCGCCCTTAGGACGTATATCAGAGTAGTCAAACTCTATTCGTGAACTTCTCTTGTCACCTAAATATGATTTCATTAACACTTTAATAGCGTCAGCCCAACCTTCAATTGAGTCACCTATTAAAAATCTTCTAGTTCTTTTTGTATACGGCTTTGTTATTGGAGGAAGTTTTTCTGTGTGGTGTTTTTGTACTGAGTAACCCACACCAGTTCCACCTAATAACAAGAACATTATCTCATTAAACGATTCAATATGATCGATAGGTAAATAAGCGCAATTATATACACGATTAGGCGAAATTTCAATTGGCTTGCCTCCGAATTGAAGACTTCGCATAGACGGTAAAACTTTCTTTTCATATACTAATTTATATTTTTCTTCTATTTGTTCTTTTAAATCAGGGTATTTTTTTATATGCATGTTCTTGTTTCTAGTGACAAGTTCTTCCCATGTTTCTCTTCTGTTTAATTCAGGTATATACTTAGCATATTTCATATATACTGTTATTTCACTTAGTATACTATTTGATAACTCCATTTTTTTTATTTGGTAAAGTATCTGTTCTCATACTCTACTAACTCTTTTAATTTTAAATACCCTTTACTTTCAACACTCCACTTGATGAACTTTTCAAGCTGGCGTTCAGCATATTTCTTACGAGCTAATTCTTTTTTCTCCCAAGTATTAAGCTCACGGTTTCTTCGCATTCTTTTTGATTTTGTGGTTTATATAAAGTAACGCCACGTAGTCGTTCGCTGACATATTTCTTAAATAATTTCCAACGTATAGGAAAAGACTCATTAGCCCGTCCTTTGCATTCGATGATGAAGTTATCTCCTGTAAAATCAGGTGTGTAAGTGATCTTACGTATTTTTGTGCCTCCACGATCCTTGTACTCGCCTTTTCCATTTGATTGTTTTTCATAACTTTTATTTTTAAAGTCAAATGAAGGGATCAATTCATAACTAATCCCTTCGTACTTAGCTTTTATACCTGCATTTTTTAATGCTGTATACATATATGCTTCTAGTCCTGACTTAAATTCTATGCCATCTACAGTTTTCTTTTTAGAACGGACTGGACCACGCTTCTTACGACGCAACATCTGTTACGTAATAAGGAATACCATTTAATGTATTTTCGTATTTTTTATCTTCATTTTCAGCTAGCTCTTCACGTGCAGCTTGAATATAAAGTATTGCATCCATTAATTCTTCTTGTACATCA